CCGGGGCTGGCGGCGATACTATCGATGCATACGCTTGACGTAATGGGTCCATCGACCGAACAGGTTCAGGCTCGTTCACCTGCTGCATAGTGGGAATAGGCAAGTCGTCAGCCATACTCACGCGAGGTGCTTCTGGAAATATAGTATCGATCGCATCCGGTGCGATAGGCTGTGGAGGCGTGACACGATTCGGCGTTACCCTGATTCGTGGCCTAGTAACATTAGGAACAGCCTGCTCGCCATCAGCAGCCGGAGCATCTGCCGGAGGTGCATCCTGCGGGACGACATCAGGCAGGTCCTCGACAGGCTTCGCATGCGGAAGTCCTGGTATCTGCGGCAGCTCGATGTCTTGAGGATACTGCTCCTCGATCGGGGTAGGAGCGTCCTCCCAGACCCATTCGAAGTCGTCACGTCCAGGACCAGTGATCTTCAGTTTGTATGGCATGTGTTGCCTGCTAGGGATCGGGAACGGCTTGCGTGTGACTCACACAGTTATCGACCGCGACGACGCTTTGCACGCCCCATATCTTTTGGAACGAGACCCTTCTGTATCATTTCTTGAATATCCTCATCAGTTATATAGCCTTCCTCGCCCTCAGAGCTATAGCCGAACTCAGTGCCTGGATTTCGTTCTTGCCATTTCTTTGGATCGCGCAACCGCTCAGCGTCTTGTTTTCGAAATGTAGCGCCCTGCTCGATCATATCCGGAGGGTCCATCTGCTCCTGTCCGTGCTCTGAACTGTATTTCAAATCCGGATACCGCGGACGAGGCATAGGCGTGTATGGAGTAAGACCGCTCATGTCGAATTGTTTTTGTTTCTCAATTGTTTCGTGCGGATCATCTTCTCTACTAAGACCGAGTTGACGCTCAAGACGAAGGTGCGGTTCTAGTCCGAAATTGTTTATGAAAGCCTCAGCCTGCTCGCCGCCGGCACCAAAAGACTCCATGACATCTTGATCCGAGTAACCTTCCTGTGCCATGTACCGTTTCACTGCATCGGCAGTGGCACGTTCCCTCATCGAGTCTTCGCTGTTTGGATCGAAGTTCTCGGGCTGTCGCTGTCCGCGCGGTACGTTTTGCTCCTCGAACTGACGCAGGTCCTCCTCGGTTTTCATACCAGGGCGCACAGGCCCACCACCCTTGCCGAAGAGTTCCTCTAGTGCATCGATCCGTGGATCGCGTTGCATCAGTATCTCCCGCGCCGCATATCGCTCTCGTTAGTCGGCTCGTCCATTTCACGGTCGTCCATATCATCGCCGTGAAGCTCGTTGAACATGCGATTTAGCTCGCCTTGATCGGCACCTGGCGTCTTCAATTCACGTTCGAGTATCTGAACGTCTTCGTCGTAATTACCAGTGAACGGCGCAAGTGCATTGGCGTCGTAACCGCCATTGGGAGATGCCATTTCACCATGCATCTTTGCCAGTATGTCCTCGTCTGACATCTGCGCAGCAGCTTCATGTTCTGCAAGATCGTTAGGCGTTGGCTCTCCTCCGTATTCCGGGAGCCCAGGCATACGTGGCCGAGTCGGCGTGAAATCAGGATTTTCGCCTTTGAATTGTTGTCGATAGTCCTGCTCAGTCTTCATACCAGGACGCTGGACCTGACCCTGACGAGCCATTTGCTCGATTGCATCGATACGTGGATCGCGCTGTTGCATTCTGACATCCTCTACTACTGGTACATCACCCATGAAACCGGGATCTTGTAGTCCTGGTAGATCATCGCCTTCACCGGATAGACCAGGATCGGTATCGAATGGTGCAGGGAATTCTCGCATAGCGTGCATATCGTAGCCACGATGCGAGACTATGCCCTGGTACGGATCGTTCTCCTCGTCCTGCCACATAGGGGCTTGATTCGGAGGCTCGGGTAATCTTGGAAAGCGTTTTGTTGGCATCACTGCCCCTTAACGAACCAGACGTCAAGCTGTCCAGTTAGTGCCCATATTGCAGCCAATAGGCCGATGATCACGAATATCACGTTCAAGATATTCTGTGGAATGTGAATACCGAGCAAGCCCAGTACCCATATAGTAATGTAGTAGCACAGAACGACGAACGCGATTGCCAATAGGATCATCAGCACGCGTACGAGTAAACTCTTAGGTCCCATTGTTGCCTCCTGTGTGATTCACACGGTTAGAATCCACGGCGACGATTCCGCATGATTTCCTGGATCTGTTGATTGTACTCCTCGAACGGATCAGGACCTTCCTTTGCCGTATTGGGAAGCATGCGATAGTATTTGTTGAATGGCTGCCCCGACCATGGATCGATAGGTGGCGCCACCATATTCTGTGCGTCGTCAGGTGTCAGTGAACTGCGCGGTGTCGGACGGCCTGTCTCTCCAGGAGGCATTGCAGGATCGCCGCCTTTGGCAATCGACTGCAAGAAGCGAAACTGGGCCTTGGAACGCGCGCTGGCCTGCTGCGGTTCTTCGCCCATGTTCTGCTGGATCATGTCCAGAAGGTCCTCGTCTTCCATGGCTATTCCTCGTACACTGAACCGCGACGTGCCCGCCCGCCTCGTTGTGGATAGGCATATCTATCGCCGGCCGGATCGCCTTTCGTTTCATCGAGTCTGAACATCCCGCCCCTACCTGGATTCGCAGCCCTGAACTCATCATCGTCGCGAATCATATCGTACAGCTTATTCGGCTTCGACATATTGAGTTTCTGCCGCATCTGCCTTATCAGGTCGAAGTCATCCGCGTCGGGGTTCAGCCCTTTGATACGTTGATAGACAGCATCGGCTATACCCTTGAATGGATTCTCTGATTCGTTAAGAGAGTAGAGAGCATCATCGCCTACCTCGTCGCCCTTGCCCCATCGCAGCGCATCGCGAATGTCATCAAGCTTGAAGTTAAAGATGCCGCGATCTTCGTATGGATCGGCCTTGCGATTATCATTGACACGATCCCTATCGCTTACTTGTTGATCACGAGGCGTCATTGGCCTCGGCGGCTCCGGAGTCGATCCAGGATACTCCGGTTCCTCGCCTTCCTCATATGCTTGCGGCTGCACGTCGTACACAGCCCCTGCATGCATTGGTTCGAGACGAGACGGTATGGCAGGCTCTTGTAACTCTTTCAGATAGTCCGTTGCATCCGCGCGACGACCCATCGAGCCCTGAATATACCGAAGCATCTCTTCGTCGTTCATTGCTCGTCTCCGGCTCTATCCCGTGTCTCTTTTTGCATATCGCTCCGGCCTTTAGCTTCCGCCAGAGCCGCAGTTAGTTGAATCACCTTATCCATTTTGCTGTTGGTGTTCTTCTCGAGCGTACGCGTATAGTACAAGTTAAGTCCATTCATCACGGCGATAATCAGCCACATGATGACATTGACATCCGGGGTGTTCACGCTGCCTTCTCCTGTGTGATTCACACGTTTTAGTCATCGTCTCCACCCCTCGAGTTGCTTTCGTACCATTTCGTCAGCATCCATTTCAGGCATAGGCGGTAGCGATTCTGGATTGTAGTCCTCCGGTGGATTGGTATCTGCGCCCCGTTTCAACATGTTCTCAATTGCCATCATGCGATAGTCTTGTATATTGCCTGTTGGCTGATCGGCAAAAGGAGCCATCGCACGATCCCACATGCTGCCGTCTAAACGGTCACGTTTCAAATCGCGCGATGGCCCTTCGCCCTCCAGCTGCTCCTTCACACGGTCCCGTAACCCTGGCATATAGCCATAGACTTCCTCAGGTACAGGCCCAGGTGTCTCGAATGGTTTCATTGGTTCAGGCATAGCGCCTATGTAGTCGTCAGGCCCTGCTTGAGGTGCTTCGCCTGGACGTGGCCGCGGCGTCGGCACGTAGTTTCTATCGTTCTGCGCAACGCCTTGATCAGCACGGTTACGCGACTCGGTGCCGAAACGATCCTCGAACCGACTACGCATCTCAGGATCGCCGCGCTCGAGTCCTCGGATATCACGAGCACTAGGCACGTCTGGAGCCTGCGGCATACCTTGATATTGCGCAAATTTCCCGAAGACACGCTCGTCCGGGTCTGGCTCTGGAGGATGCGACAACAAATAGCCCTCATAGCTACCTGTATCCATTCCATCGTAAATATCTGGATAGTTCTTGTACGCAAACCAGTCTGGGTTGTGTGGCTGCATAGAGTCAGGCCCACGCCCCTTGAGACGCGAGTTGACAATGGACTCGATAATCCTAGGATCAACTGAGCCCATGTTGCTTCCTCCGAGGCTTAAACTTGATCTGTGGCGGGAAGTCTATACCCTCTTTGGGCTTTCCCAGCTTCTGCTTCTCGATCGTGCGCAGAATGGCCTTGATACGTGGATCAGTATCGGGCGTACCACGGCGTTTGAGCATGCCATATTGCTCGCGCAGCATTCGATTTTCGATTTCTTTTTCGTCCACTGTGTGACTCACACGGTTAGAAGCCGTACATGATATCGTCGATCGATCGTTCATCGGTTGTCGACGATGCAATCGCATTTGCTTTTGCCTTGCCCGTAGAAGGAGTGCCACCACGCAGAGCCGTTATCAACCGTGCGGTATCGCCCATGTCGAAGATGGGTTTCTGTTTGCTGATATTGGTATAGGCACTACCAACACCCTTGCCACCGGCTTCCATGGCACCTAGTAACTGTTTGGACTGATCACCTTCGCTGGCGAACAGTCTGTCGAAGTTCGGGAACGGTGTATTGCCTCCACCGCCGGCGTCGCTCATAGCAGCAAGTGATTGCATCTCTGGAAGCTTTGCTTGGCGTTGTTGTTGACGCTGACCACGTTCGCCTATGGCCCCTTGCCGCGCTTGTAATAGAGCATCAGCAACCCCAGACACACCCCCAGGATTACCGGCACCAGAATTGATAACAGGCAAATTGCCTCGTTGGCGAAGGAACTTGTTGGGTGCATCGTTGCCACCAGCGCCTGATCTAGCGCGAAGCATCAAACTCGCGATATCGTTAGTAATGGCTCCCTCAGAAGGATTGTAGCCGTAGTTGTAATCAGCACGTGCCTTTGTGAAATCGTCTGCGGCACCCATTCCACGATTGTACGCGCGCTCTCTAATGACGCGGCTCTTCGCAGCATCATCTGTAAGACCGAGAAGCTGTTCATGTTCACCAGCCTTCGAGAGTGCGCGTTGCGTTGGTGAAAGGTCCGTGACCCAAGCATTCAGACCTGGATCGTAACGGACGGTGTTGCCCATGGCGTCTGTACGCGACGCCTTGCCCAGTTTCAGCTGCTCGTTCGCAAGCCATTTCTGGAATGCGAGGTTCTGCTGATTCTGATAGCTCTGCTCATTGCCTTGTAGGATACCACCTACTATCGTCCCGGCAGTGAGAATCCCAGTGACTGGATCAATAGGCATCTGTGTGACTCACACGGTTAGTAGCCAAAGATATCGTCAGCTTGTTCCGGCAACCCTTTGTATTCAGGAGGATTGCTGCGATTGGCATAGTTCATTGCATCTTGTCCTGACAGCATCTCGCCACGACCCAAGCGCTTATGTAGGTCTTGTTGCAAACGCGTCATGTTCTCGATTGCCTCCACGCGGGGATCGACCGGCGGCGCGAACTGTTGCATAAGATCATCGAGAACGCCCATGGGACACCTCAGAAGCTGATACGGTTCACAGCGTTGTTCTGGTCTTCATCGTCTTGATTATCGCCTTGCGTTATACCAGCCAACGCCTTCGGATCGAACTTGAAGTTTTGCGCACCTTGACCGGCACCGGCTATAGAGGCAAGACCGCTTGTGTCAAACAGTCCTTCAGTCGGGACCTTGGAACGTAAGGTATCACCGAGACCAGACACGAACTTGTCGAAAGCAGTATTTGCCTGTCCAGCGAATGCACCAGCGTCGAAACCGGAACCGAATGGCAGCGTTGATGCAGTGCTACGAGCACGATTGATGATATCGGTAAGGCTTTGTCGGCCACCTGCCAAAGTTGTATTGCCAAGATCGTTGAGTGTTGCACGGACTTTCGATCCTTGCTTGTTCAGGTCGTTCTCGGCGCTGGTGACACCAGTTTGATTAATGACGCCACGCTTCGAGAGGTTTTTGATATAGTTGTCGGCAGTGTTGTATTGCTCGTTGTAGATATCACCCAGAATCGGATCGTCGAGGGAATCGGTGATATGACTGAACTCGTAATCTGGTCCGAATTGCGAGTTGAGTGAGATACCTGCTTTCGAACGGTCAGCGTCTTGGCGATTCTGAAAGATGGTATCGCCCAGATTCTTGAGATAAGATCCGACGTTCGGATCATCGTGAGCCGTGGACCCCATGATCTCACTGATGCGTTGGTCGATTTCAGGAGCATAGTCGTCTGGATTGAAGCCGCGTTCCTGAAAATATCGATTGGCTGACGTTCGAGCAGCACCTGAAGCGCCAGTTCGAAGCGTCTCGGCATCTGCGTACGCTTTGGCATCGGCAGCCTCCTTTGCGGCCTTGGCATCCGCAGCTGCCTTAGCCTCATCGTCTTTGCGCTTTTGTTCCTCAGCCCGAGCCGCGTTTTCGGCCGCATTGTGACTGAATGATTCGCTAAGCCAAGACATGTTCGTTCTCCGTGTGACTCACACAGCTACTTTTTGACTACGGGCGCCTTGGGAGGCTTAGGATCAGGCGTTTCCCAATCACGTGTAAATGTACCACACAATTGGCCATTTACCAAGTCCAAACTTATGACCGTGATCCCATCACCGCCCCCCAAACGCTCGGTAACTAATTGACGCAAAGCATTCTCACCTTCCGCTTCGGGAACGGTTACGTACGTCGCCATGTGATGTTTTGCCATCTCTCTTCTCCTGTCTAATTCACAATTCCGAAGACCTTGATCACGCCGCTGGTGATGTTACCTACCGAACTGGTCACTTCGAAGCCAGTCACAACTCCGGCGGTATCGAACCATCCACCAAATGTCAAGGTCTCTGCTGTACCGGCTCCGCCGGAACTAGAATTTATTCCACCGTTTCCATAGACCATGTGTTTGATTGATGCACTTGGATTATCAATGTATAAGACAGCGGAAAGTCCCGGCTCCGTCGTCTCACCGACAGCACCTGCTTGAAGAGGTATTTCTGTCGTTGATACTGAGCTAGTAGTCCCTCGAATATTCCTACCCTTATAGCCAGTGGTCTGGACGCCACCTTGGTTGACCCTAAACCTGAAAGCGCCGCCCGCAGTCGCGTGGATTAATCCCTCAAATACGATCTCATAGCGCTTGTAAGTAGCAGTAAGGCTCGTGGTGTCGGCCAGCGATGCAGAGCCCGCAGCCGTTAATGTATTCAGTAGTACCCTAGATCCACTCGACGAAGCGCCACCGGCAGCAGACATATCAACTTCGCCGCCAGCACTATTGCGTGTAAATAGATGCGTTACACCAGCAACGTCTTTCGCGAACACCCTAATATTGTCTGCTGCGGGATTTGCAGGCGACGCGATCTCAGCATATTGCGAATAGCCTGTATGAAGATCGTTGACATACGTACCGTCCGTAACGGTCTTTCCTGTGAACGTCAATGCTGTCGGGAGAGAGAGGGTAGGATTGCCACCAACACCATCACCGTTCGTGACAGTAATCTCGGCGCCTGTACCTGTAATTGTTCGCGCAGCCCATGTATCGGTCCCGGTACGAGCGAGCATCCCATTAGTATTAAGCGCTTCAATAGCTGCTAGATCATTGGCGAACGCGAACGTTGGATTGCCTGCCACGCCATCGTTGTTAGATATCGTAAGTCCAGCAGCAGGCGCCACAAGCGTCCGAATTGCCCATGTGTCAGTTCCCGTACGTGCCGAGAAGCCTGATGACGCAAGAGCTTCGAGCGCCGATAAATCATTAGCGAGCGCAAGTGTGGGATTGCCCCCGACACCACTGCCATTCGATACAGTAATGCCAGCGGCTGGTCCCGTGATTGTACGTGCTGCCCAAGTATCAGTTCCAGTACGTGCCAAAAGAGCATTACTGTTAAGTGCCTCAATCGCTCCTAGGTCATTCGCAAGCACAAAAGTCGGATCGCCAGCGGTGCCGGCAGGATTGGTAATTGTGATACCGGCAGCAGGTTGTTGAAGTGTCCGAATAGCCCAAGTGTCTGAGCCTGTACGAGCAGAGAAGCCCGACGATGCCAATGCTTCGAGCGCACTCAAGTCATTCGCAAGAGCAAACGTTATGTTGCCTAGAACGCCATCGGCATTCGTGATTGTAATACCTGCCAACGGCTGAACAGTCAAACGCAATGCCCAAGTATCTGCAGCAGTACGAACAGGTATACCTGTAGTTCCAAGTAACGAAATTGCCTGTAAATCACCGTCAAGCGAAAGCACAGGATTGCCCGCAACACCATTACCATTTGAGATGAGAATGCCAGAACCGGTAATGCTCATAGTGCGTAAGGCCCACACGTCATCAGCGACACGTGTAGGAAAACCAGTACCAGTCAACGCCTCAATTGCTGTAAGGTCACCACCCACACCAAACGATGTCCAAAACGTGGGATGCGCAAGGCGATCGGCAGAGAACGTTGTAGGCGATGCAGCACTAGTATGCGCCACAGACGCAATCCACATCGTTCCATCTTGAGGACTGATTACGATATTGCCAATGATGTACGCTGTTGAATTTGTCCAAACAGTTGCGTTATTCGCTACTGCGACTTCGTACAAAATTTCATCTATTTTACGGACGAGCGCTTCCCAATCAGCGTGCCATGGCCCAGTCGTAAAGTCTGGGATACCAAACTTAAAATGTAAAGTATACGAGAGTGTCATCTGTGTGACTCACACGCTACGCGACTTTGTAAAGCTTCAGGTTGACATACACTTCTGTCTCACCAGAACTGATCGCACGTCCACCTTTAGTTGTAGGTCCTGCCATGCTATTGACTACCCAACTTTGCAACTCTATCGTCTTAGTACCCGCAATGGTAAAAGTACCGTCCAATGTAGCTAGAAGCGTCAGATCGGCTGTTTCATTATTGCCGCCACCGTCATCTTCGAGCAAGAACCTCTGTCCTATATCTGTAAACAGCGTGGCCCCGTCGGTGATATTTCTGATGCGTAATTTATGCGACAGGAATTGGTTAGCGTTTCGCGTCATGCTCCCTTGAAAACTTGCTACTGCTTCAGCCTTGACTCGCCATGTTCCAGCAGCTAAGGATAACTGATTACTAGAAGGCGTGATAGCAAGATCGTCTACCTTTTCTGTATTCAGCACTCGCGTATTCCACGCACCAGACGTCAACGCACCACTATCCGTACCATTCGTTTGCTCTTCCCGAATGTGATAATGTTGTCGCTCAAACGGACTCGCAGCCGCCGTCAAATCAGCCATACTGATATCGCCAGCAGGAAGCGTTGTACCACCTGCTAAGTTCGCCAAACCTGTAGCTGAGATCTGGTCAAAGGTAGAGACACCTGTAAATGTCGGATTGGCTTTTGGTGCCAAAAAACCAATAGCTGTTGCAATTTCAGCCAACGTATCGAGGGTACCACCAACACCATCACGAATAGTGCTAAGAATAGTAACCGATAACGCCGCTAATCTCACGGCTAAAGTATCAGGAGCAACTGCACGATCAGGGTCGGTACCTAAATCAACCTCGCCTTGCGTTGCTATTTCAATGATGCCACGAGTAGCCGTAGTAGCATTTGGCACAGCAAGCGGTATGCCCGACGCGGCGTTAAACATCAACTCGCGCCAATTGCCAACACCGTCCGACGCCACCCACATAATGTCGCCAGCAGCAGTCGTGCGCGGACCACCGCCAATCAAGATAATAGCAGCCGATCCTGTAATGGTAAGTGCTGCCGAGAAGCGCAAAATCTTGTAGGTGTTTGCTACGACACCAAAACTAGTGATGCCAGTAACACCAGTAACGTTTATGCGTGTTGCAGCTACCGAACCAATGTTAGTTGTAGCTGCTGATGCAATGGTTCCTTCAGCTGTGGCATTAATGCCAACGCCAAGAGCAGATAAATCAACTAGAACAACCCATCGACCAGCTGCCAAGTCCGTATTGAATACTCCGGAAACATGAGCAACAAGACAAACGGCATAGCGATTAGTATCGACGACAAAATCACCAGGAATGTAAGAAGTAGCAGTCGTCCATGTTCCACGTTGCTGAGGAATGTTCGCGGTTGCATTCCAAAATGTAGGATGAGCAACTCTCTCTTGCGCGAAAGTCGTCGGTGCCGCTGACGAAGTGTTTGCAACAGCGCAAGTATACATAAGCCCAGTAGCGCTATCGATAACAATTGCGCCGACAGCATACACAGTAGAATTAGCCCAATTACCAACGTTTTGAATGAGAACGGCTTGATAAAGGGCCGTATCGATAGCTCGGAGGGCTGTTTGAAGTTCGGCATGCCAAGGCTCCTGAGTAAAATCAGGGATCGGAAAGCGAAAGTGAGCAGTAAAATCAGTCATCTGTGTGACTCACACACTCATCTACCATACTTACCGCGAAGGAACAGGAACGAGATGTGCACGATTTCTAAGGGGCTTCTAACAGACGCTGTGATTTTGGGCTTGATTGACTTAAAATTGACTGGAAAGCGAAATAAACGAGGATCATTAGACCGCCTACCGCCACCGTAAGGACCAGCATCAAAACCGAAACCGGGCGCATCATTTCCTATGAACAACATCTCGAGTGCAGCAGGATGAAGGAGGACCCCAAATTCATCCTTATACAAGTTATCGACCCAAACTGAAAGTGTGAATTCTGCTGTACCCTTTGTAGCCATGGCAACGTATCGATTGGCCTTCAACTGCATTGGGTCTTTGCCGTCGAGCCAAGGCATTTCAAGCTCAACGTTAATTGCTTCGCCGAGATATGCTTCCCATTTTGGAGTAAGCGCTTGATCTATTCGGTCCTGCGCAAATGACACTGCACCACTCGTATGATCAGCTATAGCGATAAAGCTCAAGTCATCAAACGGATCACGAATGATGTTGCCGATCACGTATGGTGTTCCAGAGACCCAATCCCGATCACGGTCATTCAAGCGATCGGCATAGTAATTCTCCCCGGTGAAAATTCCATTACCGCCAGCGAATATTCGCGTACCGCTGGAAAAGAAGCGTCTTCCTTTGGAAGAAACACAACCCGATCTATATGCTGGTCCAGAAAACGTTCCCCAACTGTCATAACGTAACTGCTCGTTATAGCACCGTATGAACCCATTTCCGTTAGGTAGATGCAATGTTGTCTCATGACCAATCTCGTCATAGAGCATGAAACACGATTTTAGCGACTCTGCATCAGTCAATAAGCCTACCTGCGTTCTGAATTCTGGCTCGATATTACTACTAACCGGGGTACTATCAATGAGCCCAGATATCAAGTTGCGCTTAGCACTCGCGATACCTGATGGACCCGCAAACAACAAATCTGTACCAACTGGGACAATGCAACGATGTCCGAGTAGGCCAAACGCTGGCATCGTGTCGTCGAAACTCGGCGTATGGTTCGGTGGAACTTCTGTGTCATATACGCCTAATTTGATTAGGAGGGACTGCTTCTCGAAGAAAACGATGAGGAATGTACGGAAGCCAGCAATTCCCCTAATTTCTGGCGCTCCCTCTGGGGCATAAGCGCCGACGTCAATGCTAATAGCGTCATTCGGGGGAGGGTCTCCAGGAAAAGTACCAATGGTTCCTTTCGCTGTAACATAGACTGTAGTTGGCGCTGCTGGTATTCCGGCAACGCAGTGATAGTTTCCAACAACGCATCCGTACTTACCAATTGGAACGTTAACATTGCTCCCAGTCGCTTCATCTTGCAAATAGTTACCGACGAGTGTAGCAGTAAAGAAAATGGGCTTATCTACTCCATTGTGGATCACAAGTTTGTTCTTAAACGGTACAAAATCCACACTATCCACACCGGGAGTCCAACCATCAGGACTACCCAACAGAGCAGCAGCGATAGCATCACTCCAGATAATACTATCAACACCATTAACGTCTGTAGCAACCACGTTACCATTTTCAAGAGGGGAGATGATGGCGTTTGAAAAGAACACCTCATCAACGATCGGACTATTGGAGACACTGTTGACGTCTGTGAACCAATTGGAACCGAACCGTATAACCTGCGAACCCTTTGGCGTGCGCCTAAAATTGTTAAGGACCTTTTGGAAGCGAGGGTCCATCTCGATGTCGTTGTCGACTGCATTCAAGCCTCCTCCGAAGCCACGAATGGTCAAAGGAACTAGGTTTAGCTTAGAACCAGCCCCAAAACGCACCTCAAAGAGCTTTGCACTCATGGCTGAACGTACCATTGATCTGGAACAGCATTACTATGCTCAATCGCAATTGGTGTATCGGCTAGACCATTCGTAATGTTGTTGTATTGCGTTTCCATAAGGCTTTTACACGTATTTGCTGCATCTGGATTGAGTGCATTAGCGATAAGGGCCATAAAGCTCGTTGCGTAAACCAACAAGCTCTTATCGAGGTACATTGTATCTTCCCAGTCCCAGTCGATTGCTGGCGACGATACGGGATAGATGCGAGCTTGAACTTCGATGCCTCCAACTGATGTAGCAGGATAAAATTGCAGTTTACGATTAACGTAATTCGCATCTGTAACATGCATACTAGTCCAATAAAGAGCCCTGGAACCAGTAACTGTACTTGGAGGGCGCCCCTTAGGAAGAACCGGAAGTGGTGTTGCCTCTCCGGTACGATGAACGCTCATAAAGTCTTCAAAGTCTAAAACGTTAGTAAAGGCATCTGTAGTAATGACGCCTGTTGTTCCATCAAGCGTCACCGTCTGCCATTTTCGATAGTTGGGCCAATGATACTTCTTAAAGAGCATGTCGAAGCCACGTATCGCATGCCTAAACAATACATCTTCACTGTATTGTTGCACCCCCACGCCAGCAACTTCTCCGATCAACTGTTCAGCTTGATCAACAATTACTCGGAGTGTTGCTGACATAGGAGCAGCCCCTTGTGTGACTCACACGACCTAGACGGCGAAGTGACGAATGCCGTGCAGACCGCCGTTGTTAGCAGCATTCACAGAGTTGTCACCGTCAAGCGCAACGATGATTTCCAGAATGCCGTTCAAGGTAGCGATCGGAGTGTAAACGCCACGGGGTTCGGCTGTAGCAAGCGTTGCAGGATCGGTGAGAACAGGAAGGGTCCAAACTGCTTGTGCCGCAGCGGTTAGGATATCTACGTTGTTTTCACGTGCCCACGTCACAACACCCTTGTAGGGCAACCCCAACGGCTTCAAAGTGCCGATTTGGATTTGCACTGCGTTGGAAGCTACAACTGTCACACGCGCACCAGTGATACGCTTCCACATAACGACACCACTCGCAGTCGTCGTTGTGGCAGCAGCGGCACCAGTAAAGTCCTTGACGATTGGCTGACCGAGATAATCTTCACCAAGCAACCTGATGACCGCGTTGGTACCAGGAACACCACTGAAGTCTACACGAATGCCACGCCCATACCTAGCGTCGATTTCGTGGTTCAGGCCGTATGTCACGAGGGCATTGGCCAATCCTGCTGCAGCATTTAGCGACGCAGCCGCTTCCACAGCCGGCGTTCCAAGAGAGAATGGAGTAGGCTGACCATGGATCATGTCAGACGCATACTGCATCCCAGGAACGTACATATTGACGCCACGGAAGAGAGCCTGTCTAAATCGAGAAGTCATGTTCTATATCCTTGTTTCTGTTGGACAGTTATATAGAGTTGTGTGACTCACACGCTACGCAACTTTGTTTTTAGTGGTGTAGTCCTTCGCTTCCACGAAACGCATCTTCTTGACCATCTCGGGCATAATCACGGGGCCACTTTTCGCAATGGCCAAGTGCATCACAGCCTGTTCAAGATCGTTGTAGGCGTTGGCACGAGTTGCATCATCTTGCGCCATCATCATCTTGCCAACAGGACTCTCCGGATCATGGAGGCCCTGCAAGTTGATCATCCGCGGCTTCTTGTTAAGGTTGTAGTGAACCAATTGTTCATCAGAGAGCCGCAGGACGTGTCCACGCGGAAAGTACACGAGATTTCCCGCAGGAACTGGCATCTCTTTCTTGACCAGACCTTCCTTTTTGGTCCAGGTAGTAATTTGTCGCGTGAGGGTACCGTCCAACTTCACAACGACGAAGGAAAGACGAGTACCCGGCATCATAGGTCCGATTGCCATTTCAGCCCTCCATAAGGCTAAGGGTTTAGGATAGGGTTAGGCGTTTGTGCCATATGCATGGGTCCGATAATTGCGCCAAGAGCACAACTGGCCTTCCCAAACGACACGGCGACCAACTGCATCGGTATTCCACGGCGCGACCAATTGCTTGATCTTCATGTTGACGCCGCGAAGGATGTGCAACGACATATACGAGTCGTTGATCATGTAGAAGTCGTTGGCGGCAAGCTTCTCATCGAACATAAGAGGGACGCCATTGTGCGTCGTTCCAACGATGCCAAGATTGATAAGTTTCTTACCGAAGCCGGTGTCGCCGAGCTGAATAGTAGTCTTGTCGCGCGCAGCAGCCTTATGCATGCGGTAGATATTTCGTCCTGCGAATATGCAGGTGGGCTTTTCTTTCGCCTCGCTGTCCGTCGTTTGGCCACGGTTGAGATCGATTTCGAGGACGTCATCGAAAGCTTCCTCGATATTCTCCGGCGTAAGCGTTGTCGCGAACGCGTATGACGAAGGACGCCATTGAGACTCGGTTGCAAGGCTGATGCCTCCGATTGTCCCTGTCGTTGGATCGGCAGGAATGAGGTTGCCGAGGCCATTTGGATCAGTACCAGTGCCCACAGAGGTATGGTAAGTAGCAAACTGGCGAGAGATGGACTCATTAAGCGCCATCATCTTACCTTTGAGGATCTTGAAGATGACCGACCTACCTTGGTTTTCGTCCTCTTCCTGATCCGAGATGATCATAGTGCCCACGACACGACTCATCGCATATACAACGGTCGTGAATTCGTTGGTCTGGTCAACAGGCACCTGATCATAGTACTGCATCGAGGTGACGTTAGGGTTCAGACCGACGATGAGAGGATTGGTGATGTCTGGTCCACCATCCTCAATGATCACACGCTTTTTGGCGTGCAAATAGGCACTCACGGTACCGGAAATAGCTGACGCCATGATGAGCTTCGCACGGCTGCGCTCAAGCATGGAGTGTATTAGGGTGTCAAGTGCTGGCATTGCGTATCCCGTCCTTTATCTGTGTGACTCACACACGGTTTTCGTCGAGCACGCTATTGATGATCGAGTCGTAAGTCTCGTTCACATTAGCGATTTCTGTCCCGCCGTTAAACGGAGCAGATCGACCATTCGGTGGACTTCCCCTACGAGAGGGAGTTCGGCCATTTCGACCGGGATCACGCAGCGAAGGACGGCGACCGCCCCTAGACTGGTTTTGTAAGATACGTGCGTAGATTTCACCTAGCGACATGCCAGAGAAAGCTGGGTCACGTAACACCCTTGCAAACACCGGAGCGTAGGGCACAGCGTCCGGGTTACGACCAAAGAACTGGCCAACTTCATTATCCACTGCCGCTGCATCATTGCGTCGTTGCTGTTCCGCACGTTCACGCTCTTGATTAGCAGTCAGGTTTTCTTTAAACGGCTTCAGTTGCTCATCTAACAGGCCCTTAACAACATCTGCGATCTGCGCTTGTTGTGGCTGACCTGATTGACCATCTACAGTTATACCATTTGCCGCTGCACGAGTCAACAGCTTTGTCAAGGTCCCTTTCGGGTCTTTTCTCATCTGAGAGAACAAGTTCATGGCTGCCACTTGATCATCGGCAGTAAATCCCATGTCCTTAATGGCCTTAAACTGATTAGCGTACCCGTCAACAGTGGCCTTAAGCTCTCGCGCAATCTGCGTAACACGACCTAAACGCCCCGCAGTATCTCGAAGCTGGCTATCGCGCGACACCAAGTCCTTTTTAGCCTTTTCCCTAGCTGTGTAATATCGAGCCTCACGACCCGCCCGAGCAACGATTTCGCCCTTTTCATTGAGCAAATTGCCGTTCTTGTCTGGACGGACCTTTGCATCCTTTGGAAGTGGCCGAGGCTCGCGCCGCTGTTGCTGCTGTTGTCGGCGATCACCTTCTGTGTGACTCACACGGCGATCTTGAGGCAGATCATCATCACGCAACGCAAATGGATCACTATCTCCATCATCGTCACCGTCATCAAGTTGCAAATCATCCTGTTGATCTCCTAATCCAGCGTCGTCATCATCACCAGGATCATTGAAATCACCTTCGTTACCGCCCATTCCCAAATCTTGTTGGGAGAGTCCAAGGTTGTCGAAAACGAGGTCTTGATTAGCATCACTATTGAAGTTGCTGCTGCGCGGAGCCATTTGTCTGTGTCCCTTGTCGCCCACCACCATTGGCAGGGTTTTGATTTGTCTGAACTTGTTGCGTGACAAACTGGCGTATCTGATCGTCAGATGCACCTTGTTGCTTCAATTGCATTACCTTCTGTTTCACAGCATCAGGCAATTGCAGAGCCTTTTGCCGAATGTCGCCACCTCCATTCTGATCCATTTGAATACCACCAGCCTGACCATTTGCTGGTTGCGGCTGCTGTCCTCCAGGCTGCGGTTGTCCACCCCCTGTACTCACACCCCTCTGAAGGTTCGCTTGAATTTCCTGTTTGAGCGCTGCCCAATCCTCTGGCTTGATAACGATCTCAGTAAACGCCTTGGAGAGAACCTTGAGCATAATTGTAAGCGTCGATCCTGGTGCTGCTGACGCAAACTGGCCAACCGCCGTAGTAACGTCAACAGCCTCCTTCTTCTTAAAGATGCTTGTAGGCTTCTCCATGCTCCCTGCAACCAATTCAACGTCATAGTTCGCATGGAACTCACTCACAGTCATTTGTTGCCAAAACTGCGCAAGATAAGGCCCTACAACGTTCTCCACGTCTTGCTCATCCATAAACTGAACAGCTACTTCTGCAACAGCTAACGCAATATCAGCGACAACATCCTCAATCACATCGACCTTAGCGCCTACACTGAGCTTCAACGACTCCATATAGGACTGAACAGCATCTTCAGTCGTATTTGTCTTGAACTGAACGCCACGCAAAGCATCACTGGTATTCGTAATGCGATTAATCGAGGCTAGCGTAGGTTCACTATCGAAAAGCTTCTCATGTTCCGCTGACGGAGGCTTCAGCGCTTCGAAGACGTCAGATATCTTCATTTCACCTGCGTCAACACCAATCGCATGTTTGCCTCTCGACGTCTCACCGCGCAACACACGAATGAACTTCTCAACTTCATCCTTCTTGAACTTACTGGAGTTATAGAAGAAGTAATCGAAGACAGAGCGACGAATACGACTCTTTTGCCGCGCTATGTCGTTTACTTCGTCCTGATGATCCAAGATGTAAGCTGTCTCGCCAACGCTAACGGTGCCTCCAGTACTCATAACAAACGATATGATAAAGTATGGATAGAACCGTGTGAGGCCCAAAGGATCGTCCCATACCCAAATCGGCCACGTCCAATCACCAGAATGAAACAACATCAATCGGCGCGTTGGTTTATCCCAATAATAAAAACACTTAGTATAATACATATTAATATAAGCTGTTCGTTCATCCTCAGTAAAAGAAGTAGGCTCGTTTCCAGTCTTATCAATTGAGTCCATAACCAAACCGAGTCCATCATCACGTTGTCCCCCCTCACCTACAACAAAACGAGCCTTATGCGTAGGCTTGTAGATCAACTTTCGATTGGTATCGTCTGGATCGTCTTCTTCATCGGGCGACGTAAAACGCGCAGTCAAATAAGCCGTAGAGAGATATACCTCCTCCGCCATCCATCCAGCGTCCATGCCATCTGACTGCTCAGCATAAGGGTCAACAATGAGTCGATGCGGGAGGACGTTCGACAGCCCAAAGCCACTGGGCTCAAGGACTTCCATGTTACGTTCGAGAGCTTCCAATTCACCGTATAATCGATCAACGTCCTGTTGCTTTTTGGCTTTACCGAGTTCGGTAGTAATACGTTCCATTTCACGCATGGCGACTTCACGAGAGTCGGACTTCTGCGTGAAATTAAGCTTAATAATGCCGAGGTTTGTGAGTAGTCCCATGCCAGCGCCTTTCTTAATTCGCGGCTTGGCATTAAGACCATCTTTTCGCTTAAACAAGGCATTTATCAGTGCCTCCAAAGTTTGCAGAAAATCCTCATCACCCTCATCTGTCGTAGAACACGTAATATCGGGGTTTTTGCTATAAACGGCCGGAAGCATCACATTGAGGTTACTGAAGATAACGTTCTCAGAAGCGTCCCCACGCTTAAAAACGCCTCTGGGCGTATTATTTATCTTTCCGTGGTGATGATTGTAATAGCGAAATACCTCCTCAGTAACGGCATTTACGGCATCATAGGCCACTTTTGCTGCATCAATCTTACGTTTGCACATCGTGCCAAACGCTTTACCGACAGCAATGCGACTCCCCTCATAAATCTGGAACGGAGGCTGTACATCCTTACTTTCACGAGGACGCGCCTTCGTTGTAAGCTCGTCATCGTAATCGAGCAAGTCATCATACTGACGTGAGCCAGTCAATGTGTCGGTCATGGTGTGTGACTCACACGGTTACTCTGGAAGCTCTTCGTTGAATTGAGCAAGCAACGCATCCAGGATTGCATCAGTCTTCGCAACCTGCTCAGGCGTAATAGGACCCTTCTTGACACCCTTCGCAAAGTTGATCAGTGCAGTAATCGCAGGCTCAGCAGACTGACCGGCCTGAATGAGTGTGTTTGCGACAAGGATGACCTTATTCACAATCGCAAGAACGGCCATTACGTCCATCACACCCTCACATTGTTCTGCGTCGCTGTCGTCTTCAACGAAGCTACCAAATTGGCGACTGAGTTGTAGACAATCACAGCGTTCACTTGATCGTTGTTGCGTACAAATGCGCGCAATTGTGTCAACAGCGGAGGAATTTGCCGCGTGTACACTTGCATCTGCTTAATAATGGTCCTGCATTCTTGTGGGATCACCTTTTGAACACAAGACTGCCGATAAGCGTTGAGACCAGCAAATACCACAATCGCTGCATTTTCAAGGTTATCGAGCATCTGCGGTGTCACAGGATTAGCGACACTTGCTGTTGAGAAGTTGGCGACTTCGAACGCAGTTTGTAGCTGCGCACAGTTAGTCAACGGCATAGTCAACGCCGTTGCCAATAAAAACGAGTGAGTGATTTTCATACCCTTGCCCCTTTCTATGGATGTAACGGTGGAGGTGGAACCGGCGTACCCTCTGGCCGAGCGACAACAACATTACTTGGCGTAGCACTTGAATTTGCAAGTTCTCGCCCTTCATGCGTTGGCTCAGTTACAACCGCACGCACTTCAGGCATTGCAGCAACCTCAGACACGATTGAATTTTTGCGACTCGCAAGCAAAGACCAAATCAAGCCAACTGCTGTTGCAATCGGCCCAATCCCTGCAAGCAGGTTCGTAGTAATGCCTTGGATTGTCTCAGCAGGTGCCCACCCAAGCGTTGCTGCGACCATTCCAAAGATAGAAATCATCTGCGCAATCAACTGTTGATTTTGTTGAGAGAGCGCAGGCACTGGACTTGCTGTTGCCATGGTAACCTCCTCAGTGTGTGACTCACACGATCCGTGTATCGCCTTGATCCATATTTTGTGCGATCTTCAAGACCTTATTCCATCGATTGACCAACCCCTTCCAGAAGTTCGCGCGATAACCAACAACGTGACGCTCATAAAATTCTCTAGACTCACGCAACGATTTAAGAAGTGCCGTCGGCTCACGCTCCTCAACAGCCTTACAAGTAACAGGCCCAACAATGCCGTCATCGTCAACTCCCACAGCAAGCTGCAAAATACGAGCAGCACCATGTAGGCCACGATTAAAGATACTATCGCGCAAAAAGAATTGCACACCGGGATCACCTAAAGTTTCACCATCCTCACCGAACTTAATGGCTTTCAAATGCCAGAGTTCAGCACCGTCTGTGTCTCGCGCAATTACTTCTTGCGCATAAGCCTCAGCCTCATCAAATTTCTTGGCATGGATCAATTCAATAAGACGCGCGCATTCGGCTGGATTGTATTTTTCGTTGATACCTGCCACCTCGAATTTTCCACCTCCATCATTCGGGGGTAGGGCGTAAATGGCCAAATGTCCACGACTATCACGACGAGCTTCCATGTCGATAATAGCCTTCGCAGCCTGCAAACGCGCGTCCATTGAAATTCTCCCTTGTTAAACGATATTAACCACCGGGCGGGGTCGGAGGCGGCACCGGATCAGCCGGCGTAGGATTGGCCACGATGGCTCCAGCAGTCGACGTAGCACCAGCCTTCGCCTCATCGAACAACTTGTCAACTTCGTCCGAAACTTCCTGATCCACTTCGTGACTGGCGAGTGCGTCTTTCACTGCCTGACGAAGTGCCTCTTGAGACGCGATCAAACTCGCCACGAAACCACGAGTCTGCCGCACCTCATCGAGAACCTGTGCATTACTCTTTGCCATTTCAAGTAGCTCCTGTTGGATGCGTCTAAGTATTCGCGGCAACTGTATAACAGTTACCGCCACCTGGGACAGCGACGCGTTAAGGTCCCGGTATAGTTGGATCGTCGTGTCGGAGATCCACGGCATCTAGAACCCCTTGTTGTCTACCTTCTTCGGGGGCGCCTTATGCCTACTTGCCTCCTCATTCTTCTCTTCCTGTTCAAGTTCTGGATGAACGGAAAAGTCATCTTCACCACCTAACTCAACGATCTGCCACCCCTGCGCCTCAACAGCGGAAGCCTGCTTATCGGTAAAGACAAAGATACCATAGTGACCACCATGGTCTGGAAAGTGCGTTGAGTACTTCTGGCCATCGATCGTAGCATCAGCACTCAAAAGCTTATATCGCTTCGGAGGGTCCAGCGGCTCCTTCAAAGCCGCATGATCCGCCTCTTCCTTTTCATGTGCCTCTCCAAAACTATCCGGCACTGTATCAGGGCTGTGGCCCGGAGGAACATCATCGTCATCGCTTTCGCGACCAGGAACCGATCCGCCCATAATCTGATTGCGTGGGGCTTTGGACATTTCACTCTCCTCGTTGTGTGACTCACACACGGACCAACATGGCCGGGTGGTAGAATACAAGTCCAATCACGACTACTGATAGCGATTGTTAATTGCCGCCATATAGTCATCGCGATCCATTTCTTGCCAGTACATCCAATCCGGAGGCAACTTATCGGCAGGCACAACAATCTGCGATGGCTCTGGTAGATACGAGAACATATATTTCGCAGCAGTCATCGCGTGATCGTTATGTTCTTGTGGTTCGTCAATCTGCTCACCAAACGGATTTTTCTTCCAGTAGTAATTGGTGATCTCGTTTTCGAACCAAGATAGATCATCGACCACGTATAGCATAGGGCCAGCAGCCTCACCAGTCAACAGATGACGAGCACCCATCTTGTCGGCAAGATATGCGTTGACTTTAGCTATACCAATACCAACATCACTCATTCCTGCTCGCATATTAAGGTTGAGTTCCCTGAACAACTGGGCCACGCTAACACCAGTCTGCCGTTTAGCCACCACCTGTTTTCTAAATATAGCGGGATCGGCAATAATATCGTCTTCGAATTCCATAAAACCCATGTATCGCATTCGAATTTCAAATATCCTTTGCGGTTGAAGATCGTAGTTAAAGTTCGGCTCATAGAAACCATCGCAGATTATTACCCTCCCTACATCATCAACAAACGAAAGTAGATACACACTAGGAGATGTGTTGCCAAAGTCGTAACCTTCCAAAGCTTTGATCACAACATTCCGCTGACGACACTCACCCAAATAATCCATTACATCCTGACGCGACAAACAATGTTTCGCAGTGTCAAAATCTGGATGAACTAGTCCCTCATACGCAGCCCACTTACCCAACACATAACGATCGTACATTTGTCCTCTGTACGACGACTCCATAGTGGCAATGTAATCAGGAGGTAGATTAGCCTTATTGGCGTAGACATCACTCTCAAACAATTCAATAATCGGCGCCTTCGTTTCCTCATCCACAAGAAGCTTATCACTGAATATCTTTCGATCTCGCCACATTAGCCAAGGCGCAACAATCTCTCTATAAAACCAATTGCGTGTTGGATTACAACCTATCATGAAAATACGTGGCCCACTCGCAGGCCAACTTAGTATATCATCGTCAGTCATCCCATCGACTTCTCTAAATGGCGTACTGCCACGTAGACGGCCAATAAGATCAAGGAAATCTTTGTGCTGAATTTCAGGATCTTCTATCTGATCGACAACGATGCAATCATAAGAGGCACTCAACAAGTTACTAGTAGTCGAACCATCCTCTGTCATCTTGCCGCGTTGAGCCACGTAGCGAAAATGAATAACGGTGCCATTAGTAAGATAACAAGAATTGTCATCCTTCGTTGGCCTTCTCTTTATCCATTTCCTAGGACACCACCTAAGAAAGTCACGACGTAATGTATCATTCAACTTGGGATAACTCGAACGTGCCATAAGAATAAGGGCACCCGGATATAACTGGGCGACCTTCAACGTCTTAACAATCAGGCCAGTGGACTTCCCATTGCCATAAGAACCTGCAAAGATTTCAATCTTCGCACGACTCTCCTGGAAGTTCCACTGACACGATCCACGTTCAAGTTTATAAGTTGGCACTAAGCACCGGAATGCTTAGCAATCGCAGCTACTTGCCACGAATTATTCACGTTCGCTATAAGCGCTTGATACAAAATGCCAGTGCTCGTATCCAGCACACGCTCGCCAGCATACTGCGACACTAACGCTGCATTCGGCGGAGCAGCCGTTGTCCTATTATACGTCGTATAAATCTGAAGAGGTCCCCACGCTGTGGGGCCATTCAAGCTTCGATCTTGCCAAGGAGTTCCGCTCGTAGGCATATCAATCTCCTGTGTGAGTCACACAACTACCAACCACCAACACCACCACCCGGTAACAGTGGCTTCTTCCTCGCAGCCGCAGTCGATCCAGGTACTACCCTCTTTCGTGTCCGTGCTTGCTTCGCCTTGCGCCCTTCACCTAACTGACTTAACGCAATGGCAATGGCTTGATCCTGCTTCTTCACAGTCTCGCCCTGCGTCCTAGGTTCACCCGTCTTACTATATCGCTTACCTGCATACTGCTGCAAAGCACCAGCTTTATACTTGTTCACAGCGTTGGCAATGGCGATATCGCGTGGGTCATTCCTAGGCATCGCCTCCTCCATTCATACTAATATTCACCTTACCTTCACCCTCAACAACAATAATCCGCAACTCATTCATAATACCATCGCCGCGCACGTTCGCATCCTTACGCTGATGCCCTGCACGATCCATCAAATCTTGACTGGCCCGTAGCTTCAAATTCTCCTTACTACCAAAGAACGCCGTCTTCGCAATCTGCGACAACGCGCCATGACTGTACGCCGCGATACGTGAATGGATATGATCGGAGTTCGCATCAATAAACGTACCGACCACAGTATTGAAGCACTCAATGTATGCACTATGTTTCCTAATGCCTCGCACTTCTTCTAGACTAATCTTCAATGCACCAGCAATCTCACGATCACCAATGCCTAACATCGTGTACATAAAAATGCATGCAACTCCATTAACTTGATGGACCGACGCCGGCAAATCTTTGAGCGTGCGACGTTCCGCAGGCTTAAACGTTTCCGGATCGATAGTCTGAGTGCCCGTCGGTACCTTGGTACGATTAATAGGCTCGGGAGGAACCACGGACTGATCTGGTGCGACATAAGGATCACCTGGTCTAGCCAAACTCTTCGATGCAACCTTTGGTTGTGCCTTCTTCTTTACAGTCTTCTTCATATCACTGCTCCTATAGTGGCGGCCACAGCACCGGCTACCAAGATACTGCGGCCGCCTTCACGCCAACCTCCAAGGGAGGAACGAGAAGAGGTCGACGCTAGAACATTCCTGGAGAACCCAATGGATTAAGGTTCTTGTTCAACTGTGCAGCCTTCGTCGTTCTTGCACTGAGCGAGAAGAGGTCTGCTTTCGTCTCCGTAACATCTGCCGCCGTCGTCGCACGATTGACAAGCGTCTCAGTCTCCACCACTCTCTTTCCGCCCAACTCCACATTGGCTTCAACCCTCGCAAATGTCTTTGTTGCTGTCGTGCCTGGAGCGGCACCATCCAACGTACGCACGATCTCACGCAAAGCAAACGTACCCTTGCCATCCAAAGACAACGCCACACGACGACGCTGACCCTTACCACTCATTGACGGTAGACTAGTCACGCCATTAGTGGGCCAGAACCCACCCTTAACTGTAGCTGTTGCAACTGACATGATCTTCTCCTGTGTGAGTCACACACTAAATCTAAATGGTCGGGGTGTGACATTTCTGCCACACCCCTTACAGAGACGGCCAGTAATCCAGCCACGGTTTCTTTGGGGACCCGTCGATGTGTCATCTCGATCTCTGCTCCCGATGGGTGAGTGCGGCCCGCCCATCGAACGCAACCACCTTACCACTTTACCCAATCCCTGTCAATGGCGCTGTGTGAGTCACACACCATCACATATGGCTCGAATTTTTTACTTGACAGGTGGTAAAAACCCTGTTATTATCTATCTTCGTTCCCCGGAGGGCCATATACCGCGTGATGGGGGGCTGTGGATGGTGTGCGCAAGCACAACATTCACCCATATATCGTGTGAGTCACATAGGAGTGCGGCCTAATGACGTTCATACCCTTCCATCAACGCCGAAATAAGCTATATATCTCGGACCAACAGGTCCGAGAATGTCCACAACTCTTACAATTCTTCGAATACCACAATCAAAGACGCCCCGGCACCTTCGAACACGACGTCAGGCTCGATTTATGGTGGTTCTATCCCCCTGAAGACTACGTTATGCCCACAATCGAGCCACAACTTCCGGTTGCGGTGCGCAGATGATCGAATACGCACAGGATATCTTCCTACTTCTCGGCGCATTTCTTATTTTAGTGATGATCGTCGGCCTATACCTAGACAGGAGGAGATAAAATGTACGACCCAATCATCAAAAAGCGCGATCCCATCACACTGGCAGAGCATTTAGAGTGGGCAGTACCTCGCTGGAAGGAAGATAATCGACAACCACGAGACCTTGACGAGCTAATGATAGAGTCTGCCTGCGTTTTAAAGCAATCAGTACATCGTTGGTGGATGTATGTAGCCCTTATAGAGGCCGCAGCACTAATCTCAGTATCGTTCTGGCGCTGATTGACATCCCATAACGTTCCACGTTACCTCCAAAGCCGCACTCTCTCCTCTTGGGCCTCTATCCGTACCGCCGAAGGCGCGGATATAGGCCCATATCACCTACAATCTGACCATACCCCTCTCACATTGCCGCTGGCGTGTGACTCACACAGAAAAAGCCCGTCCCTCTCGACCTTGCGATGGAGAGGAGACGGGCTAATGCCGTTGGGGGGCTGAAGTAATGGTACAGGTCATCACTCAGCTTGGCATGGATCGAGTCTAGAGCGTGTGAGTCACACAGTCAAGCCTTACAATAGTAGTGCACTGGACCGATCACGAACCCATCACGAAAACGTGAACGATTAAAACCGATCGTGGCACGTCTCGCTTCGCGAGCCCCCCGGCAAGTCAACCCTACCATTCTACCAAGTTGTGGATAAGGGGGGATATCGGGGGTTGTATTTGATTGTACTTAGAGTCAATTCACTATGCGCCAAAGGCACGCGACTAGAAGTGAAAGAGAATTGATACACATTAACTCCGAGCATAATCACTGCGCGTTAATTGATTGGTGATAATTATCATAGGCGAGGCGCATCACTTTGCTATCAGTATAAGTCTTTCACGCCTGGTGATAGCACTATTCCCTAAGTGAAAGTGTGTGACTCACACAACAATCGCTAGGAGTCAAGAGAGGTGATAGCAATGGGCAACATTCCGTGCCTGCGGCTCGGGATGTTGACCAAGATAAAAAGTTAGCGGTTTTGGTGAGATCGAAAGAGCGCTACATGAGATCGATTGTTGCATATGCAAATATCTAGTGAGATCGCATAGGATTAAAGTAGATGCCTCGTGAGATCGGTTAGGCGCTACGTGAGATCGCGTAGCGAATTGGTGAGATCGATTGATAAAATTGAGAGAAATTCATGAGATCGAATAGAGGATATGTGAGATCGCGTAGGCAACATATGAGATCGAAGTGCCGCTATGTGAGTTCCAGAGGCGAAGATAGTAGTTGACAGAGAATGTAAAGAGGTGTCTGATCACAATAACGTGATCGAAAAGTGTGTGAGTCACACGAAAAGAGATTGCAAATGCAAAATGGATATGCGACAACATGATTGTTGGAAACGAAGGGAGAAGGAAATGACTCCGATGGTTCCAAGATACTGGCTACAGTATAGGAGTGTGGACTTGCAATGGTACGATAGCAGTCCATACTTGACGCTAGAAGATGCGAAAGAGGCATACGAGACGTGTCTAGCGAATAGGCCAAGAGGTAACTATAGAATAGTCGAGCGTAACGATGTGATTGTGTGGCCTAGAGATTTCGATCCGGCAAGTGAGTTAGGAGCCTAGCGCGCATAATGTGCCTATGTCAGAGATAGGCATATTGCGGGCGATAGTGCCCAAATCAAGGGAGAAGTGATATGCGTTCCTTTCGTTCAATCGTTCTCGGTTCGATTGTTGCGCTGGCGTCTATCGGTGCTGCTTACGGTCAGGCTAACACAACCTACAGCGAAGCGCTCAAGGCCTGCGGCAGTGAATGGAGAGCAAGTGAGGCGAGAAAAGCCGTTGCCAAGGGTGAGGGCGCCAAGGCTTGGCAAGAGTTCAGAACCAAATGCGTCAAGGAAAAGGGATGGCAGGGAAAGAAGACACGAAACCAGACCGCAGAATTCAGGGGAAAGAAGCGGCCTAAGTTGACGTCTGTGTAAGGGTTGTCAGTTTCTGGCGCTGTGTGAGTCACACAGCGCCAGTGACGGGCAATCAAGCCCGCTAAGGGAGCATTGGTTATGGCTAAGAAAGCAAAAGTTAAGTCAGGCGACAGTGAAGTGTCTGAAAGTGTTGCGCTTGTTCCTAGGATTAAGGCAACGGCAATCAGTAAGGACATTGGCCCTATGGTTATCAAGGGTTTGTCCGAGGCTAAGCAAGTTGAGGAACAGGCCAATTCAGCGCTACGGCAAGTCGATGCGAAAAGGTACGATCTGATGTCTAAGCTGACTATGGGCATTGTCAAGGCTGCACGGGCAGATAAGAGTATTGACTTGTCAGTGTCATTCCTTGGCAAGGAAGGCGCCCAGCAAGCGGCTTATTTGAATGATGTGCTTGGCTTGTGCCTAGGCTTTAAGGAGGTGCAAGTGTTGAATGCAGGCACACCACAGGAAGCGAAAAGGGTTGCGTGGTCTAAGGATGTTGCTCCTATGGTGTTGAGTACTAAGGAGGAAAAGGACACACCAGAAGGCAAGCGCAAGAGTACAGTGCGGACTAACTTCCTGCATAGCCTTAAGCGTTGCGCGCAAGTGGCTTGCGGCATGATTGAGGATAAGATTAATGGGAAGTATGACGAAAAGGCAGGTACCTTGATGCTTACTGGTCCTGCCATCAAGGCACAGTTTGGCCAGCCTAGCATTTTGTTGAATGAAAAGCAGATGGTAGGCACAGGCGACAAGCAAGTGAAACTGACAGAAAAGCCTAGTTTCACTGCTGTTGCGGCCAAGGCTGCCGAAAAGCACGGCAAGACAGTGCATAGGGGAAGCAACACCAGAGGCAACGCTAGGGCACTCGCTAATCCTACTGCTGCCATGGCTGACATCGCTAAGTCTTTCATTAGCTTTGTGAATAAGATCGACAAGCCTAACGAAAAGCAGACCGAGATACTGCAAAGCGTTCGGGATGCAATCGACGCTAAGCTTTAGAGTGTGAGTCACACGGGGTGGCGATTAGGCCACCCCGTAGTTTTGTGCCACTTGACACGACCCTACTTTATGTGATATCTTTCCTACTCACATCAGGGGCAGGAGGCTGACCGCCATGGTATCTCTCAGGACAGAGCAGGAGAGGCGACGTAATGATCTGTTTATGCGTCTCAGGACACACATAGAGGCAGCGTGTGAGTCACACAGTAGAAGGAGCCTAGAGTACGCGTTCGTTGTGTTGATTAAGTTGTTAAAGTTAGAAGGTAGTAGTGCAAGGAGGAAGGAGTTTGTAGAGATACTCAGGGCGTGTTCAGATGAGGATTTAGAGGTGTATCTGGATAGGAGTGGCGCCTTGTATGTGAATGGATGGATTGGAATGAAAGAGTTGGGTGAAAGGTGTGTATGGGGCAAAAGTGTGGAGATAATCAATGGACAATAGCGAGGGTAAGTTGGTGTGGGATATCATCATGGGCCTTATCGTGGCTTGTATGATATTGTTCCTATTCTATGGGTGGAGGTGACTATGCCTAAGCTCCAGTTTAGAGATATACCTGAAGTAAATAGATCGTTCATTCGTAAGGATGGTTATCAGTGTACAATAGCAGAAAGTGATGCCATTGGCGTGTTTGAGGTTGACATGTGGGCGCCTCCACTAGAAGAGTCAGATGACAGGGCGCATCATTGGGGTAAGCGCTTCAAGAATTTGGATGAGGCGTTAGAAGAGTTCAACAGGTGGAGGGACTAGAGCCATGGGCGTCATGAATTGTTATAAGTGCGGCTATGGCTCATTAGTCAGGAGCAACTTCAAGGCGACGACTGATCATAAGTACTACTGTAGAGCAGAAGAGAAGTGCAAACAGCGTGTGAGTCACACAGAGTCACGAAGACATTCGTTAGCAGCGAGTCACACAAAGGGAGTGTCAAATGATCAACCCAAACACGAACAAGCATTTTGGCGTGATAACTCCAGATGGGGACAAGACAAATAAGGTAGTCAGGTATACGTTTGAGTATGCGTCGTGTGATGGCAAGTGGGGTAGGACTACATGGAGGCGTACTAAGAAGCGCTTTGAAAGCATGGAGGATGCTGTCAGGGCGTCTGGTCTGTGGATGCAGATATGCTTCGATAATGATTGTCCTGTTGCTGTGCGTCTAGTGGAGGTGTGATGTGAAATACTACTGGGAGATACTAGGGCTGCTAACGGGTGTGGCGATAGTACTTTCCATGACGATTTCACACTGTCCTGGGAGTTAAGCGATGACTAGACATGATGCGTTGTTCCTCATGATCATAGCCATAGGGCTCGGACAAGTGGTCATTCTATGGTTCATTTATCACAAGGTTACGGAGGTGCTGGCCATAGCCAAGAAGGCAGAGATTGATGACATGATCTCACAGGAGGCGCGCGATCATAAGGAATGGGAGGCCACCCAAGGATGGAAGATTGGATGATAGGTGGATCAGATGGAGTTCAAGATAGCGTTGTCGCACGGGCCGATAGTGTGGGCCATAGAATTGGTAGCATTCGATTTAGATACAGGAAAGGAGGTAGACAGGTTCATGTTGAATTCAAGCACTGACCCTGGAGGCGCTAGACAATATGCTGATAGGTTGGCCAAAATGACAGGGTTTGATAGGCGGGACGAACTTGTTTGGATGGGAAATTGAATTGTGACGGCATTGTGACAGGGGCTTGACAGTGCTATCATAAAGTGATAGCATCGTGATGTAGAGTGTGAGATCAAAGAACTCAGGACAACAGAGGAGACATATCATGCAAAACGGGCTGTAATGGTCCGTCGATGGAAGGGGGGAGGCTCGTATCCCACATAAGGTTCCCCAACACCTCCCCCCGACCTGGACTGTGTGAGTCACACGCGAAAAAAAAATTAACGAGTTGTGTCAAACCTTAGAAGGGACTATCCCATGGCATTTAAGACAAAAGAGAACCTCGATTGGACTGATGTAGATACAGATGACTTGTCTGCGCCGTTAGCTAAGTTGCATAAGGCGTATCGTACTGCCCAGGATACCGCCAACAAGGCACGAGATGCTTTCGATGCAGCGTTCAAGAAGGTTGCAGGGGAGAAGTTGAAGATTGATGTAAGTGAGCAGTCTATTGTTGTTGGGCATAAGTGGGGCAAGTTGTCCTATGCAGTATCCAACACGCCATCGAAGGATGCACCTAAGAAGATCAAGGCGTTCTTCTAAATGAAGTTGCCTTGTCCCAGTTGTGGCGATATGGCCACTAAGGTCACAGACTCCCGCCCGACGATGAATGGATGCATTCGTCGTCGGCGGGAGTGTCTTGGATGTAAGAATAGATTTAGTACAATAGAGCTAGCCATTAGTGATTACGAAAACGAGAATATGTACTTTAGGAAGAACGTAACGAAGGTAATGGATAAGGCTAAGGCTCTACATGATGCGCTTGGGATGTTCTTAGGCCGTGTGAGTCACACAGAATGCCCTATGTGTGATGTAAGGACTAAGCCTCCTGTGTGTAAGGTCCCTGGGTGTCCTATTGATGGAGATAGCGATGAGCTTCAAGGTAGCGATAACGAACGAGTTGGCGAAGCAGTTCCAAAAGTTTCTAGTGGAGACCCAGAAAGTTGATCGATCGAATACTGGTCTAGAGCTTGGCAGTTTCTTCTTTTGGGATACGGTCGAGAAGCTAGCCGATAAGGCTAAAGAGGCCGCATTCAATAGGATGGTCAAAGAGGGCATTGTCAAGAACCCAAAAGATGAGGAGGAGGCTGGTGACTTTACCCTGGGTGAGAGCCCTAAGTTTGTATGTACTGTAAACGTATCAGCTAAGGTGAGGTACTTTGATGAGCCGACATTGGCCAGTAGTTTGGCTCAGTCTAAGTTCAAGGTGCCTGTCCCTATTGCGATGGATTTTATAGAGAAGGCCAAGGTGCCGAAGAGCGCCCGAAGGACTGTGAAGATATTGGAGCGTTGAGATGACACGCAATCGTAGGAGAGAGGATAGGGTATCGAAGGAAACGTATGAATGCGCGTTGAGGGACTATATCGCTGGCATGAGGACAAAGGACATAGCCGTAAAGTGGGGTATAAGCAAAAGCTATATCTACAGTAAGATGGCGAAGTCAGGTGTCGCTAGAAGGGGTAAGTTGGGCAGTGTCGCTAACTTTAGGGACGGCTACAACAAACAGAAAAAGAAGTTGATCCCATATGCAGGAAAGGAATGAGCCATGAACTACCAGAACGTAAAGCTGGGCGATAAGTTGGAAGTCTTGGAGACCAATATGCACGCAGGGGTTTGTCTACACAAAGGTGAGGTGTTGGAGGTTAAGCAGGACCCTAACGATGGGGCGTTGTATGTGGATTGTTCTAACGATAAGCACTATCTCACATATGATGTTAATGCACATAAAGAGTTGACTGGCTTCAAACCTGTGTGAGTCACACAATGCCTAAGTTAGTACTCATGCCGACACTGGATGACCTCAGTCGCGATGAGGTTGAAGCATATCTGGAGACAGTTAGAGCCAAGCGTATGGTTGCCACACTTGAGTTCTTCCAGACCAAGAATAGGAAGGTAGAGCTTAGGCAGACCAAGCTTGGTGATAGGATACAACGTGAACTGGATATGCTAGAGAAGGAGATAGACAAGCTAGAGGCCGCTGAGATTAAGGTGACTGAGAGGCTCGCTAAGATAGAGCAGCTGAAGCATGAATTCGATACGACAGGTGAAGAGTACGAGGATGTAGAGGAGGAATAGATGCCAGTGACACATCGAGAGAAGACCAATAGCCTAAAGCGAAACGTGACTACAGAATTGCCGATGGACATATTCGCTGCGTTTGAAGCAGTATGTAAGAAGGCCGGTATGTCAAAGTCACAGTACATGCGAAAGCTAGTCGAGGGCGTTGTTGAAGCCAAGCAAGGAGAGCAGAAAGATGGCTAGTGCAACATTCAACGAATTCATGCGTGAACTCAATAAGACCGACATGGACCCTCAAGTTAAGTACTTCTTTGCCATGCTCTATGAGCGACTTGGCGATGTACTCAAGAGCAACGAGGAGACGGCGAAGGTGGTCCTGTCTATGGCCAACTCGATGCAAGGATTTGTCGAGTTGAGTGAAGCTAACAATAGGCGAATGCAGCAGTTGGCCCGTGGCCAGAACGTTGATGGCGTTGACGTTGAGAGTGTTGTGAACAAGCCAGAGAAACACTAACCGTGTGAGTCACACAATGAAGAAGACATCAGGATATCTAACAGATGATGGTCGGTTCTTCGAGGAAGAGGAAGAGGCCGAGTTCGCTGAAGCCGAACAGGCACTGTTGAAATCACTGCCGCCTGCGCTAAAGAACATAGATCGTTTTGTGGAAGTGATCCTGGGTTCTATGACAGAGATAAGGAGATACTACAATGCCTACTCGGCGATCAACAGGAACGGGGTTGCCACACGAGATGATCCAGAACCAGATGGAGGAGACTCCGAATGGCAACGAGACAACAGGACTGAAGAAGTTCGAGGTGATCTCGATCAAGAAGACGACAGACCAGCAGAAGAAGACGCTGAAGGCGTACTCGAACTCCCGCCTGGAGTCCGTGAACCAATGCCCGATGTGGGGCGTCATATCCAGCCAACGAAGATACGACAGCAACGCCCGATCCATGGCGCTAGAGGCAGGCGAGGTAATGCATCAGGTGTTCGCGACGACTAGGATATGGCAACTGTATCACATAGATCAGAAGATGAAGCATGCCATGTACACAGGAGAGCGGATATTCAAGTACAAGAGATGGCATGATTGTTTGGATCAAGTTAAGGGGATGAGTCCTCGCGGGTTCAAGATGCAAGACGCAAGGGAACATCTACTGGAACTGAACTTCGCCATACTCCAATCGTCAGGCTTTGTGGATAACCCAGATGACCAAATACGGACGATGGAAAATATGCAACTCGCTACGATATGTTATGTGGATGAGTGTCTACCGAAGATGGAGAATTGGCCCATCTACGTGGAGGATGATGAAGACCCACGCAGTTTTGTGGGCATTGAGCAGGTTTTTGATGTGGTTGTCACGTTTGAAGACGGGAAAGAGATCAGATATATTGGAACTGTTGATGGTCTTGTCCACCATGTTAAATTCAGGAACGCGCCTGTTATGGATGAGAATAAAACGGCGTCGCGGCTTGATGCAGGATGGCGTGCCAAATGGGAGTTGTCACACCAGATAAGTGGTTACTGCTTTGCTGCATCTGTCATCTTTGGTTTCCCTATCGTTAGGTCTAGGGTCACAGGAGTAAAGATCAAGCCTACGGGGAGAGGTGAAGATGTGTATGTTGTGGAGCCACTGGTCCGAGATGAGGAAACGTTCCAGACTTGGGCCGCTTGGTTTCGGCACACGGTTGATATGTACGAGCAGTACGTTGGTGATTTTGAACGAGCGCCAAGGTACACACATTCGTGTAACAGATACTTTCGACCGTGCGCACTCATACCGTTCTGTTGTGATAGTAAGGAGGGTAGGCAAATCCAGTTCAAGGATATGATAGAAGCAGACAAGAGTCCAAGTGAACGTGCAGTAATGGAGGGTTAAGTGAGCATTCGAACACAACACCTAATCGACGAAGTGATCCAGAAGTTGGCCACTGCAACGATGGGAGGGAACAAGAATGTTATAGGGATAATCGAACAGGCTATTGAAGACTTGAAGGTGCTAAAGCGTGAAGATATGAAGAGGGAGAATTGATATGGAGTCATATGCTGAGTTAGCATTCGAGTCAGTGCTGCGCGACTTCGAAGATGAGGGTGCCGTGTTGTTTGCGATGGATGGGGAAGAGAAATGGATACCACGATCGGTGATCAAAGAGATAGACATAGACGGGAAGCAGGTAGAGGTGAAGGAGTGGTGGGCAAAAGAGAAGGGCCTTGTGTGAGTCACACAGAGCTTAGTCGCTGCGAGAAGACGTGTTGTTGGTACTACGGAGAGTGCTGTGGCTGTTGCAAGAAGAGGCTTCAAGGTGGGACCATTCACAGCCGAGCCTGCGGAGGAAGCAGGAGCCAGAATGGCGATATTCCTATGGGGGCCAGCCACTGTGGGCAAGACGACATTTGCGGCCACGGCACCAGGGAACAAGCTGTGGTTGTCATTCGGTGATAACGAACACATGTCTGTGGCTGGTAGAAGAGACGTTCATGTAGTCAAGCTGTACGATCTGTCCGTGAATGAGTTGTTCAAACATGGGCTGAGCGATGATCCGTTTGGATTGGATAAGGCGCTATCTGAGAATGAGGATATACAGACAGTTGTAGCCGACTCAGTAACAGCATTAGCTTTTCGTGCGCTACAAAAGGCCGTTGCTGATGGAGTTGGGAAGGGCAAGGACTTTCATCCATCGATGATGCTACCGGGTATCTCGGCATATGGTGGCCGTAATGGTGTTGTGCTTGAGGTGCTCACAGGACTACTGAGAGTCACGGCTAAGCATAACGTTCATTTCATTGGCACTGCACATGAAGCTGATCCACATACGAAGAAGGATGACAGAGGCAACGATATTATTGATTACGTAACGGTTATGCTGGGGGGCCAATTAGTTAACAACATGACGTATCGTTGGTCTGAGATTTGGTATCTATCTCAGGACAACAGCGTCGAAGGTAAAAGAAGATTGGCGATAAGGCCAACGCGACTACGGAAGCCTATGAAGACTAGGATGTTCACGAGTGCGGGTGAAAAGGAGTTCGTGCTCAGGTACGATGCACTCAAGCCCGATAAGGGCCAGATGACTATAGCTAAGTGGTACTCACAATGGGAGCAAAATGGCTACGAAAAGTTAGAGGTTCCAAAATGAGGGCTGAGGAAGTGATATACGAGAAATGTTCAGTATGTGGCAACAACGTAAAGCCTGAGCATGGGTTTCGTATAGATGGGGATCGTGTGAGTCACATAGACTGTAAGCAGCCAGAGGCGACACCCAAACAAGGTAAGGTACTCGAACTGAAGAGTTCGAAGTATTAAGGCTCCTGATCGGAGGGGAAGTAGTCGAGTGTTGATGGCCGATCCTATCAACACCTGTACAGGAGAGTAGTAATGGCTAAAGCTCAAGTTCAAGAGCAAGAAGAAAATCAAGAACTCGACATAATCGAGCTGGAAGACAGTCTTGCTGACGTTGATAAGCCGAAGGAACTTCGTCCTGGTGTGTACCTCGGTGAGGTGCAGGACGTCCAGAAGCTGACGTCAGGTAAGGGCAACCAATACTATGCCATCAAGATTGTCATTGCGTCGGATGAGATCCCGGCCGATGCGAAAGATGATTTCCCAGACGGTGTTATTCTCTATTGGAACCGTCAAATTGTTCCGAAGAAGGGAGATCGACGTGCTCTGTACAACATGCGTAAGTTGTACGAAGCAATGGGACTGAGTTCTAACGTAACTGTCATCGACACTGGTGAGTGGATGGGATGTCAGGTACGTGTTCGAGTCCGCCACAAGCCATGGGAAGGCGAGATGAGGGCCGAAATTCAGTCGCTTGAGGCGGCCGAAGCTCCTGCTCGTGGCAAAGTCAAGCCGAAGGTAGTGGAAGAGGACGACGAGGAGGAAGAGGAAGAGACAACGACTCGTCGTAAGCCTGGGCCGAAGCCGAGAGGCAAGGGCCGCTAACTGAAGCCGGGCGCTGTGTGAGTCACACACGGCGCCCATTAACACAAGGGAGATATGAGATGAGTCGCGATATGGATTATGAGCTTAAGCAGCAAGCCGAGGGTGCCGAGCGGCAGCGGCGTCTTAGTATGGAGAAGGAAGACGTCTCTGGTCATGGCATGATCCATGGCACCCAGGACACTGCTGGTTCTGTCAATCAGATAATGGACAAGCATCTACTGGTTAAGCTGCTTCATCAACGCGCACATGAGATGCAAGTGCAGTCGCGTGGCATTCAACGTCTCGCTGAACTAGTCAGTGCGGCAGGGCCTCACGACTTCGACTTGTTCTCTGTTCTGTTCACTGTTCTCAAGGTGCGTTAGGCTGAGGAGGCTCTCGTGTACGAGTCAAGATATACAGTAACAGTCAACTTACGGGAGCCTCCCAAAAACGGCACAGCACAACTGGTGTGGCGTTGTCAGGCTGCTGATAGGAAGGTAGTAGTGGAAGCAGCGAGGCTATTAGGTATTTCAGTGAATAGCTTCATGCGTGCAGTGATCATACAGACCGCACAACAGGTGTTAGAGATTAACAAGCCAGCGAAAAGGACCAAAGGCATTACAGTCGAACACGTGACGAAGCTGTTGGTTGATCCAGTGTTGCCCCCAGGTTTGAAGAGGTAGAGTGATGGTAGCCAAGGCTAAAGTTGTAGTAGAAGAGAGAAGACTAAGCTTCGAACAGCAGCATGCCGTAGAAGTGTGTTGCGATATGAAAAATGCAATAGCCGGTGTAACAGGTGGCGCTGGTACTGGGAAGACGTTGGTCCTGGGCCATGTGTATAACCAACTGACTAGTATGGGCATCAAGGTAGCCTTGGCTGCTCCTACAGGACGCGCCGCTAAACGTGTGCAGGAATTGACCGGCATTCCGGCTAAGACCATTCATAGACTGCTGAAGTTTCCGATGCCAGACGATATGGATGACGTGTCAGAAGAGTTGATGAATGAACCTAGGCACAATCGCATGAACCCACTTGAAGAGAGAGTTGTGATTGTAGACGAGTCGTCAATGATTGGTCCTACACTACATGGACAGTTGATGGACTCGTTGCAGAAACTGGGAGCCATTAGGTTCTTTGGGGACAACAACCAACTGCCGCCCGTAGAGGAAGGCACACCGCCGTTCATTGAGACGTTGCTGCGGTTTCCATCTGTCGAGTTGATGTATAACTTTCGCAGTGACGACGCCATTGTGTCTAATGCGTTAAGGATATTGGCGAGCCATATACCTCTCAGGAATGATCGTTTCGAGATCATCTATGATGACAATCCACTGGCCTACATGCTGAACATGACAAGAGGATTAAAGGACTTTGCAGATGACAACCATCAGATCATCATGCCAACTAGGCGTGGTAAATACGGAACCATGCGTATCAATCCATCACTGCAACTTAGGTTCAATGGGAAAGGACCACTTCTTCTGTTGGATAGATACGAGCCAAAGGAACCCAAGCTTGCAATTAGAAAAGGAGATAAGTTCCTCTGGATCAAAAACGACTACAAGCTGAATATGTTCAATGGTGAACTTGGGAGGGTTGCAAGTATTGATACTGAAGATGGAGAGATAAAGTTGAAGACGTCGGACAGGCGCTATGAAATTGAGGTGCCTGCTCGAATGGTCACGTATAGCCCATATCATAAGACTGTGATCCAATATGATCCCAGGAAGCAGATTGAGTTGGGCTATGCAATCACTACGCATAAGGCACAGGGGTCAGAGTTCGATACCGTCATCTACTGCATAACGAAAGGTCACTCATGGCTACTGAACAAGAGGAACTTCTATACCGCCGTAACGCGCGCCAAGAACAAGGTCATCGTGATTTCAGACAGAAGGGCGATGGGTTTGTCTATGGGGAAGCCCCGGCAAGGGTAGAGAGTGATTGGAGAATAACAATCGTGCAGGCAGTTGCTGGTGGTGTTCTTGGCGGACTAAGTGTTCCGTTAATCATGTGGATAAGGGAGATGGTACGATGAGTAGGATTTACGTAGCTTCGAGTTGGCGCAATTCGTACTTTTATAAAGTGGTAGACAGCCTGAAGGCAGGAGGGCATGAGATATTCAACTTCAGAAACCCTCGTGAAGGCTACGCCGGTTTTCACTGGAAAGAGATTGATCCAAATTGGCAGAAGTGGACACGGGAAGAGTACATAGATAAGTTAACGACTAGCGAGATATCGTCGTATGGCTATCTATCAGACTTCCGTGGAATGCAATGGGCAGATACCTGCGTATTGGTACTACCGTGTGGCCGAAGTGCCCACATGGAAGCGGGATGGTTTGTTGGTGCCAATAAAAGATTGATCATATTCATGCCAGAAGAACAAGAACCTGACCTTATGTACCTGTTGGCGCAGAACATCGTCCTTAGCGTAGAGCAGCTGTTAGAGATTGTGTGACTCACACAGAGGAGAACCCAAGTGACCAAGCCGATCCAATACATTGTATTCAACGGACCACCGAAGGTAGGCAAGTCTACGATGGCCGTAGAGTTATGCAGCGATATGAACAGGATACTGAAATCGAAGGCTATGACGCCAAAGGTAATCACTGACTCGTTCAGTTCACCATTGAAGCATTTTTATGCTGCGGCACTAGCTGAACCATATGGCTGGTCTGATAAAGAGAAGGCACGTCCTGAACTTAATGGCTACTCGATACGAGAGTCAGTGATTGACTTGGCTGAGGTTTACATTAAGGGACGGTTTGGCAAGGATATATTCGGTAGATGGCTTGTCTATCGCTCGCTGAAGAAGCCACTGGCCCATCCTGAATACGTCATCATTGATGATGGAGGCTTCCCAGAAGAGATAGATGCACTACCCAATAGGTTTGTTATCCAAACGAATATGCCGGGCAAGTCTTTTAAAGGTGACTCTCGTGGGTGGTACGACAAGCCAGATTACTCCCTGGTCAATGATGGGGACATGAGTTTGTTGTGGGTAAAGATCGGTAAGTTGGCCGAGCATTTGCTGGGAGGTAAGTCGTGAAGCTGGAAAAGTTACATGAGCAGTTCAGATCCCACGCTAATGATATGGGACTCTTAACGGAGGTGTTGTCAGATGGTCCAGTCGACTCCGAGGTTGTGTTTATTGGAGAAGGTCCTGGAGAAACTGAATGTCGACGCAAGAGGCCATTTGTTGGAGGCTCTGGGAAGCTTATGTGGGAAGGTGCAGCCAGATGGGGTCTGCGCCCTGAGACGGTCTACGCAACTAATGTTGTCAAACGGCAGATCAGTTTGTCTTCCAAAGGCAACGAGAAGCACGTCGTCTTAAAAGATGAGTTGGACAAATGGATCGACTTGACCCAATGGGAACTGTCGCAGCTTCCGAACGCGAAGGTTATCGTCTGTTTGGGGAACTATGCCATTCAGGCTGTTTTGGGATTGGACAAAATAACCAAGTGGCGAGGGTCAGTGCTTCCGCTGGAGTTGCCGAATGGGAGGAAGGGTCACGCAGTATGCACGTTCAATGCTGCGTTTCTAATGGGCGATCGCGAACCACGCTTCGAGCCTATATTTATAAAAGACCTGCAACGAGCCAAACATCTATTAGATGGAACATTCAAGCCTCACCTAATCGAAGAATTGATCAACCCGACATACAAAGAGACTATGCGTTTTATCAAGGACCTGAAAGGTGAGAAGCGTCCTGTGTCGTATGACGTAGAGGCTATCAACTATGAAATGGCTTGCATCGGCCTTTCGAATAACCCTCATCGCGCTATGTGTATTAATTTTCGTGATCACAAGCGCAATCGTTTTACGCTCTCTGAAGAAGTCAACATCCTGTATGCAATCCAAGACCTGTGTGACTCACACAAAATGGTAGCGCAGAATGCACAATTCGATGCTTATTTTTCATGGATGCATCAATTGCTGCGCACTGACTTCTGGTTCGATACTCTATTGGCACATCACGCGTTGTATCCACTGCTGCCTCACAGCCTAGCGTTCCTTGTGTCTCAATACACGACACACCCATACTACAAGGGAGATGCTGACTCATGGCGTGACGGTGGAGATATCGACACCTATTGGAAGTACAACTGCAAAGATGCAGCTTTGACATACGCATGTTACGAGAAGCTACACAACGAAATCATGAAGCAAGGAATGGATGAAGTATTCTTTAATCACATAATGCGAGCACATCCACATTTGTATCGTTCAACTGTTCACGGGATCAACACGGACCTAAGTATGAAGGAGATTATTACTGAGCAGGTAACAGCCGACGTAAATACAGCTGAGCAGAAATTCTATGATATGGTTCACGAGGCAACAGGAGATACTGAGTATTTTCCCAATCCTAATTCACATCATCAGATGCGTGACTTGTTCTTCACGCGATTGAAGCTAGAGGGTCGTGGCGTCTCCACCGACGAAGATAATCGCAAACTGATTATGGCCAACGTTAAGACGAGGGCAATCGATAAAGAGATGCTTGTGTCACTGGACAAGTTCAAAGAGGAGGATAAATTTCGTGGAACATATGCCGAGTCTCGCGTGTCCCCAGATGGTAGATTTAGGTTCGAGAATAAACAGTTTGGAGTTAGCAGGGCTCCTGGCCGTTTGTCTTGTTCTCAGCTCCTTGTCGAAAAAGAGGGTGGAAACATACAAAACCAGCCCATGCGGGCAAGAGGAATGTACGTTGCTGACAAAGGGTGCGTGTTGTTGTATATCGACCTTGCCCAGGCTGAGGCACAAGTTGTCTCGTTCAGAGCAGATATAATAGAGTGGAAGGAGCAATTCGCTAGAGCAAAGAAGGATGGAAGCTATGACTGTCACAGGGCACTCGCCTCGCAAATGTTCAAGATACCTTACGATCAAGTACCAACCAAAGATTGGGACAAGGACCTTAGGCCGACTAAACGGTATATTGCGAAACGATGCAGACACGGTCTCAATTACAGAATGGAGCGCTTCAGGCTCTCGCAAGTCACAGGCCTACCTTACCACGAGAGCGCACGTGCCTTTGCGTTATATCACTCGATTACTCCAGAACTCCGTCGTTGGTGGGCCGCTGAGGAAGAAGGTTTCCGTAAGACGCGTGCGATCTACAACCCCTTCGGTCGCCGACTCAAAGTTGTTCAACGACTTGATGACTCTGTCCTTGACTCGATCATTGCGTTTTACCCTCAGTCTACAATTGGCGACAAGATCGTCCAGGTTTGGTACCAGTGTGAAGAAGATGATAAATGGCCAATGCCTGAACAAGCGAGAATTGGCATTGATGTACACGATAACCTCGTGGCAATCACTACGCCAAAAGTTGCTAAGACCTGTCTTGGTATAATGAAGCGATATGCTGAGTCCGATATCTTTATACAGGACGTGTACAACAGGAGGAAACCAGAACCGCTGGGCATACCTGCGGAGTTGAAGATGTCCTATCCCAGTCTATGGGACAGCGAGAAAAAGGCGTTCGTGGAAGACCCAAAAGGACTACATCGCTGGTCAGAAATGAAGGTGGTGAAACTATGACAACGACAGTAGATTGGCAGAGTAGGCTAGTAGATTTTCTCGTAGAAGGAGGCATACCGGGCTACAAATGGTCAGACATCATGGCCAAGTTCGATGCCTACGCAACGGCACCAATGCTAGAAGCCGAGTTGAATTTCTTGGCTGCTGACGACAAGGTACAGAAGTTCAAAGTACCTGCAATGGGACGACGTGGAGGTAGGGGCTACACCGTCTGGAGAGCCACAACGAAGATAATGGAGCACGCGTCATGAGTGAACAACAAATAGGACGTGTTGCTTTTCGCGTAGAGGGCAAGTGGTGGAACGCATATTATGCAATGCCGGGCACAATGAAAGGAGCAATTAAGCTTGCGTCTATCAGGATGACACTAGTAGAAAAGGAAGAACGGAGAACTGCCTTCTTGAAAACGGTAGAGCTATGTGTAGGAGATGCTATGGGAACAATTATCGGCACGAGGCCATCGTGGAAAAAGCCTGTACCTGCACCAGAACATGAAAGGAAGAAGCCATGAGCATCATAGAACACGCAAAAGATGAGCTCAAGCGCTGCAACTTTGGCGAGGAAGACTCCAAGGTGATGATCGAGTTAATCGAGAAGTTCTTGGATCAATGGGATAGTGGAGGTGCTGTATCAGTGGCGCTACCTGTATTCAGTCGACTGATTGCATACAAGTCGCTGACTCCACTTACCGGTGAAGATAATGAATGGGTCAAGCCAATAGACAACCAGGACCTATGGCAGAATGTAAGGTGCTGTTCTGTGTTCAAAGACGGGGCGGGCAATGCTTGGGACATTGCAAGTGGGCAGCGAGTCTTCATTAGGTTCCCATACGATCCACCGGACTATGGAGTACCGTCACCTGTAATGGAAATTAGAGAGAAAGACGTGTGAGTCACACAGGGTTGGAGAGGGTTACACCATGCCAAAGGTCGATACTAAGTTCATGCCTACCAGCGAAGCTACTGGTTTCATCATTATTATGGGAGGACCAATCGACGGGTTTGAATTTTTCGGTCCGTTCAACTCCATGCAAGAAGCTATTGCATGGTTTCAGCGCATGAAGAAAGATGGACACATAAACACAACCAATACGTGGTTTAGAGAACTGTCTAAACCTGGTACGTGAGTCACACACTATTGCGGTAAGTCTACCTGAGGCACAGTTGGGTCTGAAGCTTCGCCCTTCAGACCCACCCCATATGGATCAAGGTCCTTCAACGTCATGGGCCTACCCAGTCTCTGAGAGAATTCAGCCTCAACAGCCCTGATTTGCGTCAAGATCACACGTGCTGCATTCTGTCTAGTCCTTTCGTAGAAATTGCGTACGGCACGAATGTTATCTGGATCGATGTTATTCTTCTTAAGGAAGGCGAGTTGGTCTGGTTTATCTTCCATTTGTTCCTTCCAAGTAACATTGTTACCTTCGTTGACTTTACGAATGCCTTTAAGGTGATCAGTTGCCAAACGGTACCTATCCCATAGGGATTGGAAGCCAATGGCTCCTGTTGGCTCACCCTTCCTGGTCAGGGTGGCGTCTTTAATCAGTTTGTTGTGTAGTTCCTCCATAAACATTGTATACAGAGGGTTAGTCGGTTGTCGTTGTTCGATACCTGCAGGTTCTGACGGTGGCCGTGGGCCTAACTTCTCTGTTGCTGCCGCAGCACCACTTACAGATGGAGGCTTCGGACGTAACAAGCCTTCGTTAACTGTCATCTGTTTGTAGAAGCGATCGAGTTGACTGAGTTCCTTTTGCTTCTTGAACAGTTCCTCAGTGATTGCGTTATTACCTGTCATTGGAGGCTTCAAACCGATAATGTCACGGACGACAGGTGTCTTTTCTGTTATACGACGCCCTGTAGCACGCATTCCATTCCAAAGGGCATCTGTATATCCTTCTGGTGTTTGAGTGAAAGCAGCGTATCCTGTGCCCAAAACGTCAGCCAATCCAGGTGTCATGGCACGTGCGTAGAGTTCAACTGTAGGGGGCAAGCCACCTAACTGATCGAACGGATCGGCAGTCTTCTTGTATGTCTCTCCTGTGAAGATACCACCAGATGAAACGTTCCCAGTTGTAGCAGTGTAGAAACTACCCAGTCCTGACGTTGGGAACCACAACACATCTGCGATGCCAAGAGCGCCACGCGCTAAATCTTCTTTCTCTGTGAAGAAGGCATTGCCCGTCAAGTGATCCATAGCCACTTGTGTCATATAAGCAGCAGCAGTCAATTCATGGAAGCGTGGGAACTCGATGCCTTCCTCTGCTGGTCTACCAGGAATAGGGACGTACCAATTCATGATCTTGTTGTATTCCGACCGCCGGTTCATCGCATAATCTGTATACGACACACCGTTTGGATCAGTTCCAAGTGCTTGTGACGCCATGTAAAGAGACGCCGTGGGAGCTACATAGTAGAGCCATGTACGCGCTGTAAACTTGGCAGGGTTCTCTGCATATGCCGACCCTATACGTTTCACGCCTTGTATGGTTGCGTTGTACCAAGGTATAGCAGTTCGACCGAACTCAGTTTCAGGACCATATAGATATTTATTGACGAGGCCAAGTGTGTGACTCACACGACTCGTATCGTCTTCAAAGCGAATAGCGCTCTGCCTTGTAGCTCCAGGAAGCTTTGTGAAGTACTCGCCGCCAATGCGAGGATCACCTGTCATATTGCGTGCGCGACTGCCTAATTCTGGGAGCGAGACACGTCCTTGGTTACGACGTGCGTAGTCGAAGGCGGCGGCGTTGTGCACGGAATTGAGCAGCGATCTATACCCTTCAAGGAACTGTTTCGCTGGCCCAGTAGTATCACGAATTGCATTAGCTAGGCGGTTGTTAGCACTTGTTTGTTGTTGAAGTATTGATCCACGTCCACCTCCCACCGTCTCCAATCTGTGGTATAGGCTGTTTTGATATGCATGCGCAAGTCGCTGGCTGAGAGCATCGATGTTACCTTGGCCAAAGACATTGGTGAGCCACCCTCCACTGTTATTGTCTAGTGTTTTACTGATGTAATTGGCCATTTGCGGCCCTAACTGTCGAGGGATTGCCATGTGCGATCCTACAAAGGTAGGACTTTGCATTCCCTGCTCGGTCGTTATCTTACCAATGCCCCAGTTTCTATAGAGGCTTGTTGCTGCAAACCAAGGAGCTAATTCACCTGTCGTTGTAACTTCGATAGCACGCTTAGCTGAGTAGAACAAGTTACCGGCCATACTGGTCATGTAGTATGGGTCCATACGGAGGATATCAGCGAGCAACGGATCAGTTGTGTAGCGCTCAGTCACACCACGACGCTTGAACTCGACGACGTTCTTGGCCCAACTTTTGTTGTCTTTTAATTGTTCTGTAGTCACAGGAACGAACATATTAGGCATGACCCTACGAACTTCATCAACGTATTTGCCTTTCGCTTCATTCTCCATACGTGCGCGGAGCCTCTCACGCATATCCTTTGCAAGTGCCTCCGTAGCACTACCACGCTCAGGAGCATTGAGATGCGATTGCTGTGGGTCACGAGGATGCATTGGGACTTCGTGCGGCCAACTACGTTTGTAGTGAGCGTTTAGGGATGGAGTCACAGTTGCGTATTCACCCGTAACTTCGAAATTGCGTAGGTTGCGTGTGATGTCCCAATATTCCTTAGCGATCTGTACGACTTCAGGATTAGTTGCCTCAAGTGCTCTTTTGACGTTACCTGCCTGAGCGATGTCAAGTCCACGAACTACAGCGTTTCCAGGAATTCGCCTGTTCATCATCATTAAGCTTCGTTGTTTTATCTCATCGATTGTGTCCATCACATGCAAATAATCACGTACAGGCTGCGACTCTAGTGGCGCAATTGTAGCCAGTGGTGTCCTTGATTGAAACGTAAAGGCAGGAGTCTCCATGCGCCCAGCATTGATTGCACTATCAGCCATTGCATTAGCAGTTGCGCGTGACTGAATTCGAAAGGTGTTCTCCACTTCACGGGCAGCTACAGGGTCAACGCCAGCGCGACGCATAATATTAAACGCGCCGGCATTAGCATCATCATAAGTACGAGCAAGATCACGTGGTCTGCTGATAGCCACTGTGCCAGGGGCTGCTTCACGAACTGGACGCATACGAGGAATATCGGAGCCAACAATACGCTGATAAACACGCGGCCCATAGATCATCCCTATCGTTGCCAACGCAATAGTGCCTACAGCCATAAGCTCTGTGCTCTTCACGGCTTTAGGACCACTCACAGTTTCTACAACAACCTCACCTTGTGGTTGATCGAATTGCCCTTCTGCAGCACCTGCCGGAGAAACAAGAGCACCACTAATCCAATCAGGGGCGCCACCTGAACTAAAAGCAGGGTTCGCAGCTAAGCGCCTAGCCTCATTAACTGCAACGTTAGTACCACCAACAATCGCACTCATCGTACCAGCTTGTTTTCCACCAGGAACGATGCTCTCACCTACTGTCTTAGCTGTTCGAGAGAATATATCTGGAGGCACTTCCTCAGCGCCAGTAAGGTCAAGGATCTGCTGACGAGCGCTTGAGCCTGCTTTGCGAAGATAGTCAGCAGCAGGTTGAAATGGTTTGGATGATGGAGGACGCCCACCACGTAGAGACTGACCACCACGAGGAGGAACCTGCATAGGCTCAATTACATTCGCAGCTAGATCATATAGGTTCTGTGGCGCATCCAACACACCACGGTAGAGTTGACGCACAGGTTGTTGGTTCCTTGGTTCGGGAGGAGGTGGCTGCTGCACTGGCATTAACTGATCAATAAGGTCCTGTTGAGGCTCCATCATCTGTGGAACTTCTGGAACAGGAAAAGGCGAAGTAGGTATGGCTGCCTCAACAGGATCGACAGGAGGCTCTAACTGTCGTGCAGGAGGAAGTACGGCATCGATTGGATCACGCGGAGATGGCGTGATTGTGATGCGTTGGCGAACAGGAGGAGGCGCTTCCCGTGTGATGTCAGGAGGCGGAACGACTTCATCTGGGCCTAGATCTGCTCTAGGAGGAGCAGGCCACTCAGGAAGGTCAACAGGAGGAAGTTCGGTAGGTCCTTCCTCCCAGACCCACTCGAAGTCGTTGACACCGGGACCAGTGATCTTGAGCTTGAACGGCATGTGTGACTCACACAGTTATCGGCGCTCAGGTTCCATTGCGCGATCGTCTTCCACTGTATCGCCGTAGTAGAACTCTACCTCAGCATCAGTTGTAGGTTCACGGCCGAATTTCTTTGTGAATTCTTCAGCGGTGTCAGGCCAATTGGCCTGGTTTGTTGCGTCGTCGTCGATATTTGTATTGGCTCCTGGAGGTGCCATCTGCCTTTGAACCTGTGCCAACAACTCTTCATCGCTCATCTTCGATGTAGCATCCGCCTCCGCCACTTCGTCTGGTGTGCCTTGTCCTCCATATGGCATACCCATCATGTCGCCGAGCGTGCGACGTGGAGGGGCCTTTAACCGATCACGCGTATTGTCGAGATTATTCTGTCGTTCAAAAGTATCAAGGTCCTCTTCACCCTTCATTCCAGGAAACATCATTTGAGGATCGCGAACCACAGGAGGAAATTCATTCTGCGTTTGAATGTTCCTGTTAGGCCGCTTGTACATTTTATCAATGGCCTGCGCTCGCGGGTCGTCGTTGTATCCAGGGTCCATCATTGCGTATCTTGGGTCCATAGGCATCATGCACCTCCACGTCTTGCGCGAGCGATTTCACGCATTTGTCTATTCCAATCCTCGAACGGGTCAGGACCATCCTCGGCACGCTCAGGAAGGAATTGGTAGTACTTGCGAAAGGGTTGACCAGATAACGGGTCTTCGGGAGGCGCCAACATTTCCTCTGCTTGATCAGGGGTCATGCGGCTGCCGCTGTTACGTTGACCTTGTAGGAAGCGAAACTGGGCCTTAGATCGAGCACTAGCTAAAAGTGCATCCTTCACACCTTGCAAACCTGCTTCACCATCTGCCTCGGGTCCTTCATCTGCTAATCCAGGTAGATCATCGGGAGGCCCCTCGAAACCAGGATCAGTCCTGAATGGTCCTGGGAACTCCCGTAGCATGTGGTTGTCATACTGACGACGTTGGTAGATGTCGGTATATGGATCATTCTCAGCGTCCTGCCATACGTCGGCTTGATTAGGCTCAGGTGGAGGAGTACGAGGTTTGACGTAGACCATCGTCATTCTCCTGAGAAGCGTTCGTCGAATGTAGATCTACGTTGACGACCGCCTCGTTGTGGATATGCATCACTGAGTGGATCACGTGTTGGCTTATCAAGCCCAAATAGACCGCCACGACCAGGATTGGCCGCACGGAACGTATCGTCGTCACGGATCATATCATACAGCTTTTGTGCCGGTGCCCCGCCAATCCTACGACGTATCTGTCTAATCAGTTCAAAGTCGTCCATATCGGGATTGAGTCCTTTAATGCGTTGATAAACTGCATCAGCTTGACCTTTGAACGGATTGTCAGACTCGTTAAGAGAATAGAGCGCATCATCGCCTACCTCATCACCTTTGCCCCAACGTAGCGCATCACGAACATCGTCAAGTTTGATGTTGAAGATGCCGCGATCTTCATAAGGATCGGCTTTACGATTATCGCTAACGCGGCCAGCATCTTCAATATCCCGATCACGCTTAGTCGATGGGCGTGGAGGTTGGGGAGTCACCCCAGGATACTCAGGCTCTTCACCTTCCTCATACGGCTGTGGCTCAACATCGTATATCGCGCCAGCATGCATTGGTTCTAAACGCTGTGGTATATCTGGTTGTTGTAACTCCTTAAGGTAATCCGTAGCATCGGAGCGCTTCTTTGGAGGGGCCAATCCTCGTTGAACCAACTCCAGTAGATCTTCATCTGATGGCTGCATGCGCTCTATATCCTGTGGACGGAAGTCAGCACCTTGCTCAATAATACTAGGTACATCCTTCGTGGAGGAACCTTCTGGATGATACGTGTCAAGTTCTGGCTGTCTGGGCCTTGGCAGTGGCACGTATCCAGGTTGTCCTGCGTCAGGATTTAGTGCCTCGTACCCAAACTGATCAGCGAAATCCATATAGTCTCTACCTTCCGAAGCGCCTAATCTATCCAAGTCGCGTTTAGAAGGTAGGTCAGGGGCACCGCGTTGGCCAGGTTGCCCTGTACGTGCGTAATCGTCATCGCCAGCCTCTTGCCTGCGCCGTAACAGCAGTCTGGCGATGTCTTCTTTGACGCCCATCAGGTCCTACGCTTGATCTCACTGTGAAGCCATTGATTGTCTTCTGCCGAGCCACTGTAGTTTGGGCGACCGTAGTCACTGGCCAACTTACGCCGTGCCTCGAAGCTACTGTCACGACCACGAGACTTCAACAGATCGACCACGCTGTTGTCAGTATCCAGATCCTCGTCGGTAGAGGGATTGGAGGTCCTTTTTGGAGGCAGCAAGCGATTGATGAATTCCGATAGCCAACTCATGTCAACCTCCTGTGTGACTCACACAGCTAATGGACTACGAACCCAAAGTTCTGCCATCCGAGTAAGAAGAACAAGGCAGCAACGATGAGACTAAAGCCCAATGGACCATAGTTGCCCACCCATCCACGGTGCCAACTAAAGCCAAAGAACACCCAGATTACCCACAGTACCCAAAACAGAATACCTTTAGGCATCTCTACCTCCTTCTATTTTACGTTCGTCTCTTCCTTCTTTAAGCCCTCTAGCATGACCCTCTACGTCTGCTGAAGCCACTAGAGCGTCTTTCATTGAGTTAGTGTTCTTTTCTGTCTTACGCGAGTAGTAAGTGTTAATTGCAGTAGCGACCGCGACCAGAAGCAAGATGAGAGAATTGAAGTCTATGTGTGCGTTGTCGAACACTTTTAGTTACCTCTTGTTTGAGAACGCTCCAAGATCGGGGTCGTCTTGAAGCTGTTGTTCTCGAAGTTCTCGTAGGTGTCGATTGATCATATCGTCTAGACTTTGTACATCCATAGGTGGAGGCAATGGCTGCCCCAACATCTGTTCTCCTTCTGGTTGCGCCGACCCCACCGGCTGCGTTTGTCCACCGCCCCTTTGCATCATATTCTCAATAGCTTTGAGACGATAGTCCTGGATATTTGTACGCTCGTCACCACCCACATCAACCATAGCACGATCAAATCTAGTGCCGTCTTCGCGATCATTCTTGAGTTCTCGCGAAACGCCTGGACCACGCAAATGCTCAGAAACGCGTTCGCGCAATCCTGGCATGTAGCTATACACTTCCTCTGGATTAGGCTGTCCCTCCGTCTTGAAAGTCTCAGGGAGCATACCGGATCGATCGCCTGAATACTCATCCGTTGATGGTCCCAATGGCGCCGCGTTCGGCCTCGGGCGAGGTGTTGGAACGTAGTCAGGATTGCGAATGCCATAGCGATTACGATTGTCGCGATCCAAGGCCTCAGTACCGAACATCTCCTCGAACATCTTCTTGACGCCAGGGTCCTGACTGCGTTCCATGATGATCACGTCACGGGCGGATGGAAGGTCAGGTGCCGTACGTTGCCCGGTAAAAGGACCATTCTGTGCATAGTTATCCGTGTTCTCAAAATTGTATCGACGTTGTGGCTCGTGCAACATTAGGAAGCCATCGTCGTCAGGTTGAACTTGATCAAAATAATGCCCATACATCTTGTTATATTTCCAGTCTGGATTGTGATCCATACTGAAGCTGTCACTTTGGCGCCCAGCAAGCATTGCCCGGCGAACTGACTCAAGCGCGTTACTGTTGACTCGCTCAGCCATTTTGTTTCCGTGGAGGTTTGAATTTGAGTTGCATTGGAAAGTCTACGCCCTCTTTGGGCAGCGGCGCTTTTTGCTTCTTAGAAATGCGTTTAATAGCAGCGATGCGTGGGTCTGTATCAGACACACCACGCTTCTTGAGCACTTCGTACTCGGATCTAAGTAATGCATTATCGATTGGTTCATCGACCATTGTGTGACTCACACGCTAGAAGTCGTACATGATATCATCGATGCTTCGATTGTCTACTGAGGTGCTCGAAGCTATTGGCGACACACCACTACCCGCCTTAGCTGTTGATCCCGTATATCCTCTCAATGCTGCTGCTATCTGCGCAGGGTTGATCTGACCGAGCTTGGATGCATTACCAAGACCTGTATACGCTCCTTGCACACCCTTTTGAGCCTCCGCCATTGCCTTCAAGGCATCATCAGACATACTGGCTTGGTTCTGGTTCAAGTAGCCGAAGTCTGGGAATTTGATAGGTGCTCCGCCACCGGCGTCCATAGTGGCTGCGAAGTGTTGCATCGCGGGTAGGTAACGGCTGGCATGTTGCTGATCGCGCTGACCACGTTCACCTAACGCACCCTGACGAGCCTCTAGCATCGCGCTGGCCACATCTGATACTCCCGAGGATGGCGATCGACTCGATGACACCACGGGAAGATTGCCTCGTTGTCGAATAAAGTTATTGGGGTTGCCTCCACCGTTATTCTGTCCTTGTCGGGATCGCAGGATAAGATCAGTGAGTTGGCTTCGAATGGCGTCTTCCCCAGGGCCTTGATTGTTTCGATAGCCTGCGAGTTCTCGATTATAGTCCTCGCCAGCATCGGACCCCCGTTGAAAAGCACGTTCTCGTACCTGACGATTTTGAGCAGCATCGTTAACCAGACTAAGGTACTGCTCATGCTCTCCAGCTTTTGATAACTGGTTTTGGAAAGGAGTAAGGTCCGTAACCCACTTGTTGAGCGCTTTGTCATAGCGAACCGTATTTCCCATGGCATCTTGTCGAGATGCCTGTCCCATTCTAAGTTCTTCGTTGGCAAGCCACTTCTGGAATTCAAGGTTGGCCTGCGCATCACGACGAGCCTGAGCACTATTAAGGACATTGCCTACAACAGTGCCAGCGGTCAGTGTAGCAGTGATCGGATCAATAGGCATCTGTGTGACTCACACGGTTAGAAGCTGATACGGTTCACAGCATCTTGTTGCTTCTGTTCGTCATCGTCACCGGAGCCTATCGCACCGGCCAAGGCTTTCGGATCGAATTTCAAGTTCTGGGCTCCTTGAGCACCGCCAGCAATAGAAGCAAGACTACTTGTATCAAACAACGGACTTGTTACACGCGAACGAATTGAGTTGCCCAAACTACCCATGAAGTCATCAAACGAGCGGTTGGCTTGATTGGCGTAGTTGCCTACATCGAACGTAGAACCAAATGGTAATGTCTGCGCAGTTGACCGTGCACGATTTTGGATATCGGTCAATCCTTGTCGCCCGGTTGCAAGTACATCACTGCCAATGTCATTAAGCGTTGCATGGACTCGTGCACCTTGCGTATCTAGGTTGCGCTCAGCACCTTCCTTTCCAGTTTGATTGATCACGCCTCTCTTGAAAAGGTTGTTAATGTAACTGTCGGCTGTTCCACGCTGCTCGTTGAAGACGTCTGAGAGTACGGAGTCGTCCGTTGTATCGCCGATGCGCGTGTGCTCATAATCAGGAGTGAAGACGGAGTTGAGGCTACGCCCCGCATTAGACCGAAACGCGTCCTGCTTAGAATTGAAGATGCTTTGACCGATGTCCTTGAAGTATTGTCCGACATTAGGATCATCCTGCGACGTTGTGCCTAAGATTTCTTGTATCTTAGAGTCTAGATCACCTTGGAATTGTGCAGGATCAAGGCCCTGATTTGTGAAGAACTGATTGGCCGAGTTGCGTCCTGCTGCTTCCGAGTTAGTGCGCAGCGCCAACATCTTAGCAGCGTTCTCAGCCTTCAGGTCATCTTCACGCTTCTGCGCAGCTACACGATCAGCCTCCTCTTTAGCCAACCGTTGCTGTTCGGCAGTAGCTGCCTGTTGTTTAGCTCTATTGCCTGAAAAGGCTTCGCTAAGCCAAGACATGATCGTTCTCCGTGTGACTCACACAGCTACTTTTTGACTACGGGCGCCTTGGGAGGCTTAGGATCAGGCGTTTCCCAATCACGTGTAAATGTACCACACAATTGGCCATTTACCAAGTCCAAACTTATG